GATAATTTCATCATCAGGTCCGAGCGAACGAAGTGCGCCAAGAGTCATCTTCTGCAACTCCATTTGCTCCTTCTGAACTATGATGTCTTGAACCATCTGTTCGCGAATCTTACGTCGTTCCTCATCTACATTTAGCCCCAGACTTCTAAACAAAGTTTCCCTTGATACCATATTGCCTTGGACCAGTCCATTAAGCATATTTATGTAATTGTCCATGTCATACAGTATCATGGTGTTCCAATCTATTTCAGGAACTATCAGTTTCTTTTCGCCGTCTTTATATTCGTAAAACTCTTGTATTTCGCTAATGGGGGCGAAAACTTTTTTTACAAGCCATTGGGCGATCATATTTCTGAATGATTCGTATCGTTGCTTTAGAACCTCAAGCCCAACTGAAGCGCTGTTAAAAGATGCACCCTCTTGTGTAATGATTGCCTTGGGAACCATCAAGCCATTTAGAATGTTATCCATGATAAAGTTCATGTCATTCCCAATGTCTATAATAGCACCTGATGCACCAACACGCTCTACGGAAACTCCAGCATGAGTGATGATTTTGAAATCTTTGTCATACTGTGCTGCTTCGAATATTTGCCTATATTGCTCTAATGCCTCAGGGGTTGGGTGAAATTCTCCCTCCGCAGTGCCGCCGACTTTAATTAGGGTTATCGGATTAACCAAGTTGTCTGCTTGAGCAAACTTAGATTCGCGCAGCTTGTCATATAGCATAAGGTCTTTATAAATACTCACCACAACCGAAGTTCCATGGGTATCATATGGAGACGACAACATCTTTAAATGACTAACGTGAAAGTTATCCAGGGGTATGTTATGCCCCTTCTTAACGTAGTATAGTATCTCTTCATCGATTTGTTGTTTAAGCTGTACATCTGCTGGGGCATTGCTATGAACCAATCTCTGTAATGCAGCATCAGGTCGCATAGATATTACTGGGTCTCCGCCTAAAACAGATGTCTTTATGTGTATATAATCTGGATTTTGTATGAGTATATTCTTCCACATACCACGACTTTGGTCAAGTTCAGCGTAAGGAAAGACCTCTCCCATCTTCCAAAACTCTAACGATATTGCTTGCAAAAGGTTAATGATATCTAGCTGCTCACACTGCTCCTCAAAAAATTGTTGCACTTTTCTATCTTTGCACTTGATATTTATCTTCCCAATGGGGTAAGTAGCATGTAGGTTGATGCAGTTATGAACCAAAGGATGTGTGTCGTAAAAGTTTCTATTCCATGCATTCATCGTAATTCTATCACGAGGAAGCTGAAGGTTAGCAATTTGAAATAAAGGAGAATAGACTTCGGGTGCTTGACGAATAGTGCCACCAGTTCCGCTAAATGCAGCATTTCCTCCAAACAATGGGTCTGAGGTTAGTGCTGCTGTACGAACAAACTGGTCTTTCATAGCCTGGGTGTGCTTATAGGAGGCACTATTTACTAATAGTGGCCCTGGACCAGACCCATCCTTTTGGAACGCAGTGCCGCGAACCAGCTGCTCTTCCCTATAATTACTGATGCCTTGTCGTGCTGCCTCAGCGCCGGAAGAGGACATATCTACGAATCGTTGCCCCATGTGCTCTTCTGAACGAGAGTTGCCGTTGTTAGGTATAACAGCAGACTTAGGTCCGTGCCTATTGTTATTAACCGTAGCTGCCTTATTAAAACTCTCAGCACGCCATGTGCCTCTTTTGATACCCATTGTCTACCTCTTTAAAATTTCGGCAGGTGGGCCAAAACTGGCCCTTCCCTTTTGCCGGTAAGCCTATGCTTAGGAATAGCAAATCCTTTCGTTTGGTAGAACTTAAAACCCAAATAAGCATACATTAAGGCCATAAGTCCGTCGTTTGGTGTACCACCCTTTACGTATCGAATTACCACTCTACCCTGGTGAGTTCTTACTTCTTTTTCCATCGAACAACAGTGCTCAATTAACCAGTGTATGTGTTCATAACTTTCCCAAGGAAACTTAACTTTGCTTTTACGCATAGTTGTGAACAACTCATCTAAAACAACGTGAGAGTTACAAATCATCCTTAGTTCTTCGGGATCATATTTATATGGATTAACCAAACTTCCGCTATTTAAACACCCTATTATTCTGCCGCCGTATTCTCGCTGCAACTCGGGCACGATATCATTACCGAAACCCAAGTCCGCTACGCCGACCTTAATATCAAACCTTCTAAACATTTCGTGCACTACTTCTTTCTTATGTCTAAAGTCATTACTCTTTAGCTTGAATGCGTTCTCAATGTGCAAAGTGCCAGCCTTATCTGCTGATGCAACAACCACAGATGAGAATGACTTGCCGCCAGTGGAGTCGGGCGAATCTGCTTTACCACCCCAGTCAACTCCAAGAAAGTATGGAGTCTCATATGTACCTATTATTTTGCGATTTATCATACGCCTGCTTGGTGGGGCACCAAAAGAAATTCTTCTATCGATATCCCTGCAGTACTGCCTAATCTCTTCTTCTGACATAGGCAAATCAGAACCACTATAGAATTCGCCCAATACTTCGTTTGCCCATATACGCTCAGTGTTTGTAGCGTGAATACCAGGCTTTTCTTTTTCTAGAGCCTCACGAGTCATGCGAGGAATCAGCATTTGATTAAAGTGAAATCCTACATACTGGGGCTCTTCACCATTATCCATTTTATGTTTGGTTGGTATCCATTTCCCGGACTCTACTGAAGCAACCTTATCGTTATGAAAACCACATTTTGGACACTCTATAGTCTGCCCATATAGCCACATCTTATCCCAATCGTTACTCCCCATCATAAACAATGGGAAATAGTGCTCGCAGTCTAAGCACTGCAAGTGATAATATCTTTGGTCAGATGCCTCCCACATCTTATAGAAGTGAGAGCCTTTTTGCAAAGGCGTACCAAAGTATAACTGTATACCCTGGTTGACAGGCCCATAACGAGCAGCAGTGAGGGTACGACGACTATTACCAATGTCGTCTTGATTCATACGCTGAACCTCATCATAAAAAATGCCATCAAGGGTCATACCTTGAAGGCGTACAGCGTTGTTAGCATTGGATTCAACCCAAAGCTTATTTTCGTTTTTGAAAGTCTTAGCTGTCAGAGTATCCTCTGGAACATCCTTGCGTCGTCTACCATCTTCATCATACATGAGTAGTTGATTCTGAATATACCCATTCTGCGAAGTACGCATCATGGTACTCAACTTATCTTTGGCAAAAAACTGAACGTTAGCTAATGCAGGAAAGCAGTGAAGTATACGGACAGGCGGGCTATCTGACGAGGTTCCGTACATACCACTCGCACAGAAGTATAACTCTAGGGCAGTGGCCATTACGGTTGCGCCGACCTGACGACCCTTGACACAAACTACAGGTTTGCCAGTAGGTCCCAAAGCCTCTGTGGCTATGTACCTATAGACATCTGCTAGAAATTTCCAACCTGTACCACCGCCAAGTTTTAATGGTTCGCCATCTATTGTGAGATAGTTTTCGGCAAAAGATACCGGGTCAACTTTAAGAACCTCTTTCTTTAAGTCTTCAAACCATTGTTCTGGGGTAGTATAGGAATTAAGCTGCTGCTTATTCGCCACTACCGTTTTACTCCATCATGTGTTTGATAATCTGCTATGTCATCTTCAAAATCTTCATGCCTTTCCTGACCGACTAGACCTACATCATACACCTCATCAGATTCATTATAGAATCGCTTTTTTCGCTGTTCTATATAATCCCTTAGCTCCTGGTCAGAGAAGCTAACCAACTCTTTGCCGTATCTGTCACGCAAAAAATTCATGATAGAAAGAGTGTTCTTTGTGCCACCACTATGTTCACACATACTATCTATGTCTTTCATAATTTCTGGGTTACCTTTTAGTTTAGGTAGGGAGCTTTCTGCCGGGCCCATTTTTGCATGACGAATAGATAAAGGACGGAAGTGCGCCTTTTTAACCTGCTCGCCACCTGTATCTTCTTGACTAAGAGCATCTAGGCCAACCTGTTCACGGTAGCTTTGAACCACACTCTCAACAGTCTGACCTTTTTTATCGGTGATGATATTCATTACCTCTTGTACGGTAGAAGGGTTCTTTTCTGCCATGCTGCGAAGGAATTCATCAAACCATTCGCCGCCCCTTTCATCGCGTACAAAAACATCACTTCGGGATACTATGCTCATTTCTTCTTTTTCTCCTCAGAGGGCGGCCCAGCCTTTTCGCTTATTTCTATTTTGTATTTTCTTGCTGCTGCTAAAATCCTATTCCATATCTGCTTGCGTTTGGCTGGAGGGTATTTGTTAGCATTTGCTGGCTTAGAGAAATAACTAAGTGCTGCACGAACATTCTCTTCAGTATGTATGGGATACTTGTAGTTATCCGGGTCAGCATAATCACTGCGACTCTTCGCCCCGGTCTCACGATACTTTTTAGGAGGCGTTTTGTGCGTAGTCATCTCTTTATCTTTAGCAACTCTCTCAAGTATCGTGTCTATCTCGCGTGCTTCATCAAATAGACCCAGCGCATCTAACCTAGTAGCGATTTTTGCAAGTTTTTGTAAGATAGACATGTTTATTACCTCAAAGTTCTATTGTAATTACTGAGTTGTCTTTGGTTTCATCCTCAAACTCTTCGGGCATTATTTCTAAATACAACCTATCAAGCAATTCCTCTTCAGTTTCTTTCCTCTTCTCTTTATCTTGATAGATAACCAATTCCTTTACCAAATCTTGTACGTCTTCAGGAACGTAATTAGACATGAAGCCTCCTTTTATGCGTGGTATTGAGTTTGGAAGTCAATACCATCTCCTGATGCTGGGTCTGCTGGTTCATTCAATAAACCACGGTCCTTCAGCACAGGGTATCCATAATCAGCAACTAACTGCTGAATAGACAACTCTTCTCTTGGGTTGAAGTTGTATTTGTTCTTCAACTTAAGATATGTTTCTTCAATATTTCTTCCCGCAGATACTTTGGAATTTATCAGTATGCCAACGATGGCTCTTTCAAATGGAGTCATATACACATTGAGAACAGGGGTTGTGGCTACTTTCTCAATGCGATTTTCAGCATCAGCGTGCTCATTAGCTTCGCAGTGCAAACAAACCATCGTATCATTCTCGGTATCATGCCACATAGGCACATTACTTTCGCACTTGTTACAACTGCCCTCTGATACTAGGCGCACGTTTAGCTCGGCAGTTTTACCACTTGCCTTTAGCTTCTTAATCTGCTTTTCTAGACGGTCCATCATGTCGGTGAGAGACTTACGAAGCTTATCTACTTCGCTCTCATCAATAACGCCATCAAAATCAGAACGCATAGCCTTACTGATTTCACCGTCAAGCTTGTTTAAGAATGCCTTTGCGCGCTCACAGCCAGAGATAGTTTCTCCAGAGTGACGTGGAATCTTATTCATCTTGTCTTTCACATAGTCTACGAAAGCAGCATGATTGCCATCATTAGCCCAATCTTTTGGTGCCTCTTCTACGACTTCCTCATCCTCGACATATTCAACGTCTGAACCAGGAATAAGAGCTGCGAAATCTGCAGCATCCTCTTCTACCAGAAGAGACTCTTCCGTAGGAACATCTGCTTCGTCGACCAAAAGAGCATCGTCGTTTAGGTCAGTGAGCAAGAAATCCTCCGCCTCATCAACCCAAAGAGCATTTTGATCATTGTCATAAAACCCTGTCATTTTAATTCCTCCATTATCGGTTTACCTGACGAGGGCCAAACCATGCGTCAGATAATTCCCAAAGTAGCCCTGTATCGGTTCGTTCTTTCTCGTATTTATCTCGATAATCCTCTAAGTATTTTTCTATCTTAGCGAACGTCTCTTTATGATTTTCTTTGGTGCTCTGAAGTTTTCTCAAAAGCTTATCGAGTATATCAGCCTTTTCATCTTCTCCAGATTCATCATATTTATCTGCAAGCTTTATTAGCTCTTCTGGTCTACTGAAACCTAACAAACTAAACAGACCAAAGAAAAGATTTCGGCTTTCATTGTTGTCGGCATAGAATCCTAATGGATACCCATAGAGTCCATCTAAGCCTATACCCTGAAAAGTTTGTGGATACAATGGGCTGCCTCTAAACGAAGTGCTGTGTTGTCCAGCCCCAGTATCTCCAAAATCACAATCGACTTTATTGTGCGACTTTAATATCTTGTCTGCATATGGGCAAGTCTTTCCATCTTTATGATAAGCATATACAAGCCTATTGGCTTTTGCTACGTTATCCCTCTGCCCCTCTTCTTCAATATTAGTTAAAGGAGCCATTCTGTCAACTGATTTACCGGCATTTTCGCAAGCATCCACTATGGGCAAACCAAAAGGACATCCTCTTATTTCGTCTCCACGAATTATTGCAAGCTTTTTATTACCGACATTTTCTGCTTGAATAATTTTCATTTCTCTACCATCGTCTCGTGTAGTAACTTTCTGCAATTCGGCTGCTCTATCCGTATATATCTTTTTGTAATACGATTCATCCTGCTTAAAGATTTCATTTTTCTGCGCAGGTTGTTTTGGGTCAGGATAATTGCCAACAAACTCTATGGACATATCCTCCCTTTGTTTTTTTGCTATATCTCTTCGCTTTACTTCCTCTAAATCTTCTTCACTAACTATCATTTGGTCTTGGTTTACGATTCTATCAGGATCAGATCTATTAATTCTGTTAAAGGGGCCCTCATTGTAGTCGAAATTTTGCCTGTACCAATTGGTTTCATTTCGAACCCTTATATGCCAGGTATCTTTTTTCATTTCTTCTTTTTAACTCGCTTAGAAAATGGAGGCTTGTCAGTTATTTTCTCAATCTTATCCAAGTTCATATATGGGCTTTCGCCATAATCGTAATTTCTGCGCCAAAAGTCTGGCAAGTTTTCATTATGCTCGCTGTCTCTTGGTGAGAGGTGACGCTCTTTCTTCTTTTTTTTGCCAGCTGTTAGTTCTGGTTTAGCTGACCCACGAACACCAGCCACACTGTTTGAAGTGTCAACCTCATACTCTCCAGGCTCCGGTCCTAAAAGATTAGTAAGTTCTGCCCAACCTTTACCTACCCAGTATTTCCAATCCTTTGCATTATCTTCTTGACTGTGCATTTTTTCCAGCATAGAGTAATACTTAGGGTCTTCCGCTAAATGGTCTAATGCTATTTCTTTAGCCAAGCCCCTATCGTTTGTGTGCTCAAGCTCTTCTTTAATGCCCTTTTCCAACTCTTTCTTATCTACGTCCTTTTCAGAAAGCTTATCGCCCTTTCCTCCTGGCAATTGATCATCAGCCTGTTGTGTCTGAGTTTGCTGCTGCTGCTGTGCTTGTTGTTGCTGCAATCGCATCTGCTCTAATTGCTGAACCTGAGTTTCCAATTGCTCCACAGTGTTGGTAAGAGTTTGAAGCTGGTCAGGCAAATTTAGATTCTGCAAAGCCTGCAACTGTGTCTTCAGATTCTCTAAAGTCTGTGGTGCTGTGGAAGTTTGCATCCCTGTTTGAGCTTTTCGTTTCATAATGCTTTTACCAATAGTCGCTTTTGTATTAGAATATCCGAAATAGTTTTAGTCAATGGAACCAGAGGAAGAAGCTTATACTCTATTAGCATCTCGATACCTTTGTCGGCGTCCATTAGCACTATCTCGTTCATCTTGTCTTGCACGAATTTCTGAGGAAGATTCTGTATCTTCTTACGATTTGCTCGCATCGCAGACTTTAGCCCATCATCCAGCTTGAAATCGTATTTGATAGCGAATCTTATAGCCCTCAATATTCGTCTTGGGTCTACACCTATCGTAATGGCTGGGTCTATAGGGCATTTGATTAGTCCTGCCTGTAAATCTCCTACGCCCTCTCCAGTTAAATCATATATAGACCTGAAATCTAAACTTTCTAACAGTGTATTTATAGTGAAGTCTCTACTGTAAATCTCCAACTTCATATCGTCTACATTAGATACTCCCATCTTCTTCAACTCATCTTCTACTCCGGGAGCTTTAAAGTTGCTAGAAAAATCTATATGTAATCCCTCTACATCTATAGAGCTATGCCCATCATCATAAGTCCTAAGATTACTATCAGGAAAGTATCTACCAACTGCTTCAGCCAACTTAACGGAATCTTTGTCACCAGTAGTTATATCTACATCTTTTATTTGAGACTTGGTTCCACGTTTACCCAATAATCTGTCTCGTGGTACGCCTCCTACTATAAAAGGCTGGCTCAGTTTCAATCTATCCGCAACTTTCTCAACACCTGAGAGGATTTCATCAACATTCATGGATTACCTCTCTTTCTTTTCTGGCAAAGTCTGCTGAACCTCTCCTACTGGCTTTTCCATCAAACCCCCGGTTTCCATTTTCTTTGGGGCTTTAGCTGGCGTCTGAACAGTAGCCGGTGGTAAAACAGGTTGCTGCGGCGATGGTGCGCTTTTGCCTTGCGGCGTAGGCTTCATCGACTGAGGAGTTGTAGTTCCAGTGCCGCGAAGTTTAGCTATGATTGCTTCTATCTTATTACTTGCATAGCCATACGCCTCTATCAGCTTTGACTGCGCATCTGTTAGTTCAGGAAAATAACTAGCCAGCCCGATATCATTCAACAAGATATCTATGCTGGCCAACTCTCTAATTGTGTCGCGAGACTTTAGCTTCTTGCTAACGCCCGCAAGTCGATTAATAATTGTATCCACACCCACCTTGGCTTGTTGTGGTAGGTCTGGTTCTTGTGGAACTGCAGGAGGTAGAGCTTGCAAAACATCTTCATTCCCACTTGACTGCTGAGGCTCAACTGCAGTCTTTAAGAACACTGCGCCCTCTGGAAATCCAAAGCGCTCCATTCTATTTGCTGAGCGAATCACACAGTCCTCAATTGATGCATATACATCCAGCTTATTGATGCTTTTATCTAGAGCAAACATCTCATCATAAATATGATCTAGATTTTGAGAACTAAGGGCATCGCAGTATTTTTCAACCAATCGTCTAAGTGAACGTAGCCTGGAGCGCATCTTTAGCTTTAGCATTTTAGCCTGTTCAAAGCTTTTCTCTCTTTCAGTCTGCTCGGGCTTCTTAAAAGTGCTTATGCTTGGGCGCTCCTCGTCTCTAGCATACCAAGATTGAGGTAGAGCTGGCAGGTCTATATCTAATGCTTCTTTGTTCAAGTGCGCCACCTTTACATTGTATTTTTCCGGAGTGCCTTCTTCAAAATAGCGCACCCAGCTTCTGAAATTGTATCTTTCATCCACATCCCAGCTTGCCGTATGACGATTGATAGCATCCTCACGACTCATTTCCTGAGTACGTAATGATGCGTATATTTTCTTTAGAGTAGATATCCACTTATCTATATTGTATTGTGGTCTACGTTCAGGCATTCCTCCCATATTAGGGTGTGCCTTTTTGTCGAGCCTATCACACAACCACTTGTGTATTAGTAACCTATAGTCGGTGAGATTGTCTAGGGTGTAGTCTTCGCTTTTATTCGATACTATGTACCTGCATACATCCTTCTTGTGCTCTGGCGATGCTTTGATTCCAAAAGTATCATCTAGAATTTCATCTACGAAGTTTCCAGCAAAAAAGTATGCGCTGTAGTCATCATCTGAATGCACACCAGCATCACTTGCCGCCTGAGCATCCAAAAGCAATTCTCCACACAGGTCTTCTGTAACCCCAGATTCGATGACGCTGAGCAATTTCTTGAGCATGTACTTGTTGATTGCGCCAGCTTTATATGCTTCTAGAATTTTCTCGGCATAATGGTTACTCATCCTCATCGTCTCCTAATATTTCGTATTCTATTTCTTGCAGTTCCTCTATTTCTACTGGCTCTGTAGCAGCCAGTAAGTTCGGCCTATACGACATACTGTTGAGTTTGTTGTTCAGTCGCTCCATAAACATCATAGCCTTATCTGGACCGAATTCTGCCATACACTCTCGTATCACTTCTCGTATAACAGCTATCTGGTCATTCATAACATTAATGTTGATATTGTGGTCTATGGTCTTATCAGCCATTCCTTCAACAAACTTCTTGTACTGAGCTAGTAGCTCCATCTGCTGTGTTATGAACTTTCGTAGTTCATTATCACCCTTAGCGGCAGTTTCTTCGCCGCTAGCAACCATATTGTACCAATACTCCATTCTGCTTTCTATTACAGCATCAAGCTGAAGTATTTTCCTAGCAACGTCTAACTTTGAATCTGCTATCTCGTTAATCTTGTTCTTATATGCATCCACAGCTTCTAGCTGACGTTGACGCATAGTTTCTTCGATTTGTCGTTTCTGTACAGCTGCTGCGTCCTGAATATCTTGAAGTACTTTGCCTTCCAGCTTCAGATGTTCTTTTCTGAAGTTTTGCAACGTAATCCATGAAATATGCTTCCCTTTATCATTAGGATACTTGTTTTTGAGCTTCTCCTCTACACTTCGAGTAGACTCTCCGTTGGTAAGCATCTGAATAATATCTTCTTTGTCAGGATGGCTAAGTATTTTCTTACTCACTTACTCACCTCTTCGTCTGTCGGTACGCTCTCTACGCTCAGGTACAAGCACTACATCATTTGTACGCGGCTCACTAACTCTAGAGTTAACATAATCCATAACCATCTTTTGTTGTTCTGGAGTAAGCTTATTGTGCATAATTGTAGATAACTGTTTTAGTTTGGCTTCATCAGCATCTCTATCACGGCGAAGTGTCATATACTCTGGATTATCTTCACTCATTCCTTCAAGCTGTTCGTCCATTTTAAGGATGTCATTATAGAGACTAGCAAAACCCTCTGCAATATTTACAGCTTCAGGGGGGACATAGTGCACACGCTTGGCCTGTTGCAGTCTTTCCATATAGGGTGAAAGCTCTTTCTTATTATGTAACTCTATAGCAACCAAATCTATAGCCTTATACACTTTATCCATCACGTCTTCCGGTACACCTAAGTTGCCAGCTGTCATCATGGCTTCCAAACTTCTTTTCAAATGAGCTAAAGTTTCCTGGCTGCCTAAATCTTTTCCAGCCATATTTTGAGCAGGGAGATTCGCCATCTCTTCCCACTTTTTCTTCATTTCCTCATCAAGCTCACCGGCCTCTTTGTAGAAACCGGCTTTATCTAGTGCATCAGCTATCACGGCCAATTCCTCAAAGAAACTCATATTAGTTAACCCTATTTAGAATTTGTTCACGGCTATCGAATATTCTATGCGGAATAGAGTAGCCAGTAGAGTCTGGAGTCTGAGCTGACACTGAGCTTCCCGGATGATAATCTCCATCCATGTCAGTATATCCAGTTTCAAAGTTGTAAATCTTTCCAGTTACAGGACATTGGTATACACCATCACCAATTCTGGCCATCTGAACCCCAACCAAGTCAGGAGAGTATCTGGTCTGAAGTGCCCCGTGTGGTGCTGCCTCTTTCTTAGTTTCCTTCGCCTTATCGCCAGATTCATATGTGCTTACGTGATGGTCTTTGCGCCCCTCGAAGTCTACTCTTTCTTGGTCCTTCTTAGGCTCACGAACCTGCATTGAGTGATGATACTTAGAATCATATGCCTTGGCACGCTCACCCTTTGGGTCAGCTTCCTGCCAATCCATTACATCTTCTGCATATTTCTCAACAAAGGCATCTATCATATCAGCCTGATTACTTGCACCCAGTTTATCCAGACGATCAGCTAAATCAGCAAGCTTCTCAAATACTGGCTTTAAGGAAGCCGTACCTTGCATCTGAGACTCGGCACTCAACTCAGCATACTGCTCAATCTCACGCAACAAGTCTATTTTAGCTCTTTCATCAGAGGGGTTCTCTAAGAACTTCTCCAAAAGCATATTTATTTCGCCTTGTGCATTTTCCATTAGTCCAGCATACTCTGGGTCTGTAGCGGTGTCTTCTTCGCCCATCATCTCAGTAGTAGATGGCCACTTATCTCTGTCAAGCTTAACATGGCCTGTTGCTTTGAGCCACTTATCTAGTTCCCCCGGGCGAAATACATCATATCCAGCCTCGGCCAAAGCTCTATGCATAGACTCCATCATTCTTTCTTTCTGATTAGCTTCAGCACTCTCTCGCTCTGCGGCAGGCAACTCAGAGGTTGGCTTACCCACATATACTTGTCCAGGAGGATGTCCATGTTCTTTTTCATATTCTTTTCTGAATTCCTCATCGTCATCAGGAACCAGAGAGTATGCAGCCTCTTGAATCATAGCATCTACTTGCCCTGCCGCTTCATGCTCACCCTGTTCATCCAGAAGATTTGCTAGTGCTATTAGTTCTTGGATATTCATTGAACGCCTCCGATTAAGTTAGTAAGAGCTTAGAGGTACTGATAGTAGCACCACCCTCTTCTAGTGGGTTTAGCTTATTACGCTCCACTGAAGACTTCATTTGGCAATTGCCCTGCACATCAGCCACTACATTATGTAATGGAACACCGAAGTGTCCGCATCGAGCATAAATGGAGCCCTTACCTGCAGGAATTACCTTGTTGCAAGTATGCTGCGCTGTCTCTGCTTGCTTCTCCAGATTTGCTTTCTGCATCAGCATGTGATTGTAGTCAGCGATAGCATTTCTGTGGTCTTCTTCGCTGTAACGTTCACCGATTTGCTCCAGCACTGCTTCTGCGCTGATATAACTATTGTCAGCAACAGCAGTCAATAGCTGTTCTTTTAGCTCAGGCAGCGTCATGTATGCAAATGCTGTTTGATAAATCTTGGAGCTTGTAGATGCTGCAGGAAGTTCAGCTGCGAACCTCTGCAATTTGGAAGGAATAAAGTCGACCACCAGCCCATCGTATGCAAATACTTTAGGGAATAGTGGAGCAAATGTGTCAGAAGCTGTAGCAACCATTTCTACAGGAACTTCGATATCAACCGGTCCCTTTGATGTAGGAATAGTGGCCAAAAAGACCACTGAGTTGCCACTCTCTGAGCCGAACCTAACTTGTGCCTTAAATCCCGCTGCTTTTAGCTCAGAAAGAACCATGCGCTTTCCAGTATCAATTGCCTGTCTGCCAAATGCACTGACAGCTTCTAGAACATCGTCTTCAAAGTCTTTTGCTAAATGTGCAAGCTCTTTGGGCATCTGGACGTCAGGAGTTGTGTCAATATCTGCCCGTGGCTCCTCATATTCCCTATCCACAAACAGATTAGGAGTGTTTAATGAAACTGGCGCATTGCCTTCTCCAAAAAGCTTGGCTAAATCAGTAAACTCATCTTCAGAAGTTTTGCGCTGGCCGGATATAATGCCGACAGCTGCCAAAACATCAGAAACTTTTGGTATATTAAAATCTCTTGCTTCGCCCTTTTTGTCTACAAAGTATTGGAGGTTGTTGCCTGCTAGAGGCTCTAAATGATCATCAGCTACGAATGTGCTGGGAAGTAGAAGTTGCCCGTCTTCTGCTAAGTGAATTGGAATCGCTACAGACACTCTGCCGTTTCGAGTGTCAATATGTGCTGCGTATACAAGTGTTTGGTGATTACCACCCAGAGTCTCTACGTTTGGCTTTTTGTAACCAAGCGATTCAAGCTCTAATCTAACGTATTCTCTACCCGTCTTTGCTTTCTTTTCATCATAAGCCTTTAGGTGAGTCATACTGCCGTCAAATGCTGACTGTAAGGCGTTCACAAGATTCTGGTCTATCATATCATCTGTAGAGATTCCAGAAGGTTCTGCGTCAACCCTGGTCATATTAACGTAGTCAGAGTTTTGAGATGTGAACTCAACTCTGTCGTGCGGCAGTAGATGGCCAAGAACATCTCGAAACTTAGATGCGCTAGATAAGCGAACCAAGTCATTATAGATGTTGGCTATCTGTTCCTGGCTAATAGTAGCACCATCTGGCGCCTTGTCAGCCATTTTCTCAATAGTAAAGGCTACTTGTCGTATAACAGTATCCTCTGGGAATCTTTCATACGCGGCACGAGTTTGGCGATACACGTCACCCAGCATAAACTCTCGACCCTTTTGGGCATTTAGGGCATTCTCTGCAATCTGGAGTAGCTGAGAAATATCAAGCTCGTAAGTCATAATAGTTTTCCTCCAATAATTATGCCAATTCTGGGAACTGGCTTAATAGGGCATCTCGTCTTTCAGAATCTAGCTCCTTAAACAACTTTTCTTTTATAGCTGTATCTGAACTGAGTTTTTCTACCAAAGTTTCTTGAAAAAGATGTACATCAGTTCTATCAAACCCGAATTCAGCTGATGCAAAGCGACGAATTGGGGTATTCTTATATAGCAGGGTCACGCTCTCACCTTGAGAATCCGACAACGCTGCCCAATGGCTACTCTTAGATTCCAGCCCTTTATCAGGGCTTTCCTCATCAGAATACTGCGCCACAAGATAAGATTCTCCGTTTTCGCCCTCTTCTAATATCCAAATGGGGTCAACGGGTCCGCTTTTGAGCTGAAATACATCAAAAGCTACCTTGCGAAACAGGTGCTTATTGGGTTCGTAGGGAATTCTGCCTGGATCAGACACGACGGCTCCTGCTAGTTTTTGCCAATCTAGAGTTTCCATTAAACCACTCCTTTTCATATTGATTTTTGACACAAGAAGCCTTTGGGTAGACTTCTCCTAACATTATAAGTGGAAAATATTAATAGAAAGAGGAGTTTATAAGAAAGCGGGCACCAGTTTTACCCGGCGCCCGCTAATGAGTATCTCAACACGATGTCGATTATATCTCTTGAAATACGTAAGGATTAAAGCAGCTTAGCCTTTCCTCTACCGTACTCGGGTCTAGAAAGTGCAAAACTGCCGCTATAGAGGACAGGAGAGAGTTCCCGTCCTGAGGAGTAAAGGCAAACCCTGTAATAGTTGGCCCTATTGAGTTGTAATTTGGCTCAGGCGCTCGCACCTGAACTGTAGGAGTAACGACTACGGTTTGGCTCAATATACGACCATAGAGGCCGTAATCGCGTCCAAAAGAGAATACTTGGTTAGACGTCACTTTGTTTGTGAGAGCAATCATAGGGTTCTCTCGAAGCTTCGCCAAAGCATCCTCTGCAGTTTTCATTACACCGTTACTTATGTGGTCCAGAGTTATAGAAAAACGAACAGCATGCATATACTGTGTGTTTAGTTTTACCGCACTGGAGTACAGCTTAATGTGGGGAAACTGGTCCTTCAATAAATGAAAAGCATCTCTCGCATGATGAGTGCCAAATTCAGGGTCATCATGTTTACCTACATTGATACTGGGAACAAATCCGCCATTCTGAGAGATATCGTTTGCCCTACGTAAGCAAACAAAATCTCCGCTACGAATCCCTCCGGGCGTAACAGATGAAAGTGAGTTCTCGAAACTCTTAATAAGAACCGCAAGGTTATGAGTATTACAGCTAACCACTTGGATAAATTGGCCTTCGGGAAAATCAGTTATACCTCTGGCATACATCTTCCCAAAGCCGAATTCAGAGCCTTGTGCTATGAATCCTTTAACTTTATCCTTGTATTTATTGTAGTACTCTTGTTTATTTGATAATCCGACACCTGAGGGAGTGCAATCTATTACCACGGATGCTCGCTCAATTGCCTCTTCGCGTGTCAGAGTTGGGTTGACGCCCAGCTCTCTAAACCCATGAAATTTATCAGGGTCGGTTGAAAGCTTTGCGCCATAACTTAAAAGCTGTTTAACCTTTGACATATCATGTGCCAAAGGCGTATTTTTGTGAAACGTTACTTCATTGATTCCTAGTTTCTCACTATGGCGAGCCAGTAAACCTATAAGAGGCTCGCCTATGGTCCCTGTGCCGACCACATGAACAATGTTTGTCATTTTTTACCCTTGTGTGGAGTTAAAAATACAACCAGGTTTCTACCCTCAAATACCGGAGGCTTATCCATGGTTGCCAGCTCATTTTCAGTAAACTGGGCAATAAAGTCCGCCATCTTTCTTTCGGCGTTTTTCGTATTAGCCATTTGTCTACCCTTGAAACGCATAACAACCTTTGTCTTAAGTCCTTTAGCTAGAAATTCTGATACTCGCTTAGACTTAACCTCTATGTCATGTTGTTCAATTAAAGGTCGCAGCTGCACTTCCTTAACCTTATGGGTACGCTTCTGTTGAGCCTGTTGTTTCTTACGCTGCTTTTCATCATATCGCTGCTTGCCGATATCGGCAATCTTATATACATTGTTTTTGGCACTGACTAATTGTAAGTCTTTGCCTTCTTTCTTTGCAAGTGCCCTTGCATCTTCTATGGTAAAGTCACCCAGACGCTTTCCATCAGCACCTATTAGTAACACTGTTTTCATCAATATACCTTGCTCCTCTCCAAGTTAATAAGCAACATTGTTTTCCTTTTGAAATTCTCTCATTCTCTTTAGTATTTTTTGTATTTTGTCATTGTTTGCGCATAGCTTTCGAAGTTTTTTCAGGGCGCCACCGTATCGCTTTCCATTATTGCCGTAATCAATATTACCTTGCAATGTTTTATGAATCGCGGTCTGATGTCGTCCTAGTTCAATAGATATTTCATTTTGAGTCTTGCCATCAATATAGGTCATAATCATGACCTGCTTTTGTTTATCTGTCAGGCAATTATCTATCAAATACATAACTTCCTCAAAAAGCTCTGTGCGTAATTTTAGAAATTCTTCTGAACCCGCATAGGAGTTCAAATAAGCGGCCATCCCATCCTCATTTGCAAAATTGTTTAATAGACTCGGGTCTATGCTAATTTCGACAAATGCATGGGAGGTAATATCGGCATCGCCAGAAGAACTACAAAGAACATTCTTGGGCATTTAGTATCCTCCACTAATTATTTTATCACCGTCCTTTCTAATCCAAACCCTTGGATATCTCCACCCTTAAGTATGAATTCATCTAGGTCTTTATATCCATCTGGGGTGAACATATATGATAGTTCAACTCCAGAATGGTCTATATTTTCTAACTTCTTTCGAACTCTGTCTGAGCTAACTCGCCCAGGCTTGTCGTTGTCAAAAAGCAAAATGATATGCTTGGCATATCGTGAAAGCAGTATAAGCTGTCGTCGTGAAAATATAGTGCCACAAGTAGCTACTACGTTTGATATGTTACTTTGATGCGCAGATAGGGTGTCAAAGTAACCCTCTACTACCACAGCTTTTCCTGTTTTTCTGATTGCTTCTATGGCTCTATCTAAGCCAAACAAGTGTGATGTTTTAGAATACACACTATTTCTGTATTTGGGGATTCCCAGCTTTTCTCTCTCATCATCAGACAAAAGTGTACGGCAGCCAATCGCAACTGGCTTACCGTATACGTCGTTAATGGGGACTACAACTGGGTATTGTTCAAAGGGACTATTACTGGCGTTCCAAATAACACCATGTTCTATTAGCTCTTCCCACTCGATATGTTTTGCTAAATCACGAAGGTCATTAAAGAACGCACCAATCTTATAGGAGCGCACTGTATCCTTACTCATACCTCTGGTACGAAGCAAATACTTGCGCAAACCAATACACTCATCGCTATGTAAGAGATGAGTGTGCAAAACATCAGTGAGACGCTCATAAAAGTCGTTCATCACTCGCCTTTCTGAACTGTTTTCTTAGTCCTCTTTTTAGTTGCTTTTTTGCTGGTTGTTTTCTTCTTAGCTGCCGCTGCCTTCTTAGTTGCTGCGACTATCTTAGCATCAGCATCAGCCAATGCACTCGCGACCTGTGGCTCTTCTGGCACGCTTCTGCTTGAACGAATTACCTTACGAGCTTGTGGAACAGGCTCATTCTTAACCGCAGGCTTTGCTGGTGCAGCACCTACCTGAACACGCTCTAGCGCACCAGTAGATTCCATCGCTGCCAGAAACGCCTTCTGAACTGCGATAGGCGAATGACACTGCTTGCATATAGTGTCGCCGTGCTGATTTAACACCACCTGCCGATTAGCGTTACATTGTTTACATGCCATGAGAAAACCCTTGCGTTGCTCTGTACGAACAATCTGTCCAAAACTGGTCAATGTGCGTTTCATCGCAGTGGACACGTTTGTAATAGGATTTCCACATTCCTGGCAAATAACATTGCCGCTCTCTTTGTCTAGGAGAGCATTAGATGTCTGGAAACAACCTTTGTTGTCACATGTTATAAGCATAACTTACTCCTCTGTCTCTTCTTCATCTGTTTCTTTATCTACATTGTTTGTTATTTTCAACGCAGTCTGCTTAGCTGCCTTTGCTCGTGTCAAAACTTCATCTCTCAGTTCATCATTCAGCAAGGCTTCAGCTATAGCTTCCTTACCCTTATATTTTACACCATCCAGCTCATAAGTTACATTGTTTGGTCGCTCAATAATGCCATAACGTATACCTATATCCTTAACCTCGATGTTGTGTTCTACTACGCCCTTCGTATACTCAATAGCAAACTCAGCAACACGGTGAGGGGCTGCCTTTTTGTTCTTCTGCACCTTAGCACGAATATGATGACCTACCTGCTCGCCTGCCTCATCTATAATCAACGAGTCCTTATTACGTATCATACCAAGATTAATCATTTGCGCACAGGCAAATTTAAGCGCAGTTCCGCCTGGAGAATCCGTTGGGTCTCCGTACATTACGTCTGGTCTATATCTAAGTTGATTGATTGCTATAAGAGATACGCCGGTTTGGCTTAGGAGTGGTGTTATCTTACGAAGTGCTACTGGAAGGAATCTTGCCATAAGTGCTATATTTTGCTGTTCTACTGAGCGTGTTTGCTCTGTTGGTGGTTGCATAGCGGCTATGCTGTCTATCACTATAATGCCGAGCCCTGTACCACCTGGCCCTGCCTCGACTTCCATTTCTAGAATGCCTTGCTTGACCATCTTAACTTCGCCTTTATTTGTCATCTTGCTTGCGGGTTTTCCCACGAGTCTTTCGAATACTTTATCTGCGCGATTTTCTCTTAACACAAACAGTCGAGTTAAATCAACGCCTACTTTCTCTGCCCATCCTTGGTCAAATGAAAGCTCTGCATCAACAAATAAAGCCCAGTTGCGAGGATCTTGCTTCTGCCACTGAGCTATAGTTGAGAGACTTAGTAATGTTTTTCCTGATGATTCGAAACCCGCATATTGGACAATATGACCTTTTGGTATTCCCCATATGCCGAGAGCATCATCAAGCGCATGACTGCCCGTCGAGATTGCTTCTGAATAGGTAGTCATATTATCATTACCCATAAACAATCCTTCGTTGCCGTGCTCTTTTTCCATCTGTGCCCAAATATCAGCCATAGATTTTTGCTTAGCCATTTTTAAACCTCATTTTTATTAGGAGTCGCTCCTATTTATAGACGAAAAACCTATCAGGTCAAGCTTTTAATCTGCCGTAAAAGCTCTTTTTCTTTATCAGAGGCTTTTTGCGGCATGTCTATCTTTATCTTAACCAGGTGGTCTCCCGTTTCTTTTTTTGCTTTTATACCCTTGCCTTTTACTCTAAGAACGCTATCTGGCTGAATTCCTTCTGGTATTGTCATATTCACAGAACCGTGTATGGTTTCTATGCTTCTCTTAATTCCCAGAATGGCATCCACGTAGCTTACGTGCTCCTCAGAGATTATATCTAGTCCTGCACGCCCGAACTTTTCGTGTGGGTCGACTATAACGGAAATATAGAGGTCTCCTGCCTCTTCTCCGTATTCGCTTGGTGCTCCCTTGCCAGCCAGCCTCATTGACATACCGTTGTCGATTCCTGGCGGTATAGTCATGGTGATTTTGCTGGAGTTGGACTTGGTGCCATTGCCACTACAGGTTTCGCACTTTATTTTGACCGTAAACCCAGCGCCTTTACATTGTGGACAGGTGTGAACTATCTGCATAAACCCCTGCTGAGTGCCCACCTTTCCTTGACCCTTACAAGCCGAGCAGGTATCTAGAGAGGTTCCTTGATCTGCACCAGTTCCCTGACAATCAGTACAGGCAGTTAGGTGGTCTACAATGATGGTTTTGGATGCCCCCATTGCTGCATCCATAAAACTAATGCGCAGAGTTTTGTGTAAATCATCTCCCCTAAAAGCACCAGTTCTGCGGAAAGGTCCACCAAAATCCCCTCGCTCACTCCATTGGCGACGGACTCTCTCATACATATCTCTAATATCCCGATATGCATTACCTTGGGTTTGGCCAGATGATGAAACATCACCAAACGTATCGTACTGTTTTCTTTTCTCAGCGTCACATAGTAACTCATACGCTGCTGAGATTTCCTTAAATTTCTCTTCGGCTTCCTGATTGTCAGGATTTTTATCAGGGTGGAACTCAAGAGCGAGCTTTCGATACGCCTTTTTTATTTCTGCGTCGCTTGCGTTTTTTTCCACGCCCAAGACTTTGTAAGGATTTTGCATCATGTCCCTGCTTTATTAATACTTGCAATGCGGAAGCTAAACCTATTGCATCCACAATATCATTATGATCGTCAAAGTTAAAATCGTCTAGCTTGTATTTTTCTACAAGAGCGCAGAAAGCATCTTCTTTTCCCACGCCAATATCTAGAGTTGAACGAGCATCTGTTGGCATAAGACTTACAGGGTTTTGGTTCGTTTCTTCGTAAATCGTTTGTATAGCTACACCCCTAAACATAGCAAGAATCTTAAACGTTTTCAGATTCCGTCCTTTGAATATATCTTCTATTACAATGTGTTCAGGTTGATGTTTAGCAAGAATTCGTCTAAGCTCAGTTCTAAAGTAAGATAAACGTTCGCCATAGGATTTTTTAGGATTGGGCTCAATAAGTTCAAATGAGCTTCTAAGAAGCCTGCCTTTGTTAAGTACGGCCACCCCAGTTCTTTGAGATGAAATGTCTAGTCCTAATATTTTTGCCATCAGAATAAAAAAAGGGAGGGAGCGCGAAGCTCCCTCCCTATAGCATCTTAGAAATCGTCGTCATCGAAATTGATGTCGTCATCTTCGTCACCGGTAGAGGTAGACTCGAAGTCATTATCTACCGAACTTGCTGCCTTGCCTTCGACAGGCAAACCGACCATTTCGCGAATTTCATCTGGGGTAGGTGCTTCGGTCATCTTAACCAAATCTACACGAGACATAAATTCCTTGATGGCTGCCTTCTCTTCAGCAGTGATTTCTGAATGTGGCTCAGGCATGACATCATATAGTGGCTGAGAGCCCTTTGGGTTCCTCACAATATCAACGTCAAATCCCTTTGGATCGCCCCACTTCTTATTCTTGGACAGAGAAACTATCTGTCGTAGAATCTGTGGACCAACTTCCAAAATTGCTGGCCTGTTGTTTTCACGATTGATTACTCCAACATACCAACGGGTCTGAGGTGTTTCGCCTCGTCCTACAAGAGGACATCCATCTACTGGAGTCTTAATCTTGCGCTTTTGATTCGCAGCGTCAGTCGTCCAGACTACATAGAACTGATAAGGCTTAGTAAAGACACGAACCGGGTTCGAGCCTTCCTTTAAATTCATAAAATCGTTGCCGCCAAAATCGGCGTCATCCCATCCATCAAGTTTTCCAATTACACGTGTTGCCATTGTTATATTCTCCTTTGTTATAATCGCCCTTTAGCTTTTAGCTCCAAACGCCATCGCAAACGGGCTAATGTTTATTATACACAACTATCTCAAATTGTCAATTAAAAATCATCCCAACTGTCTTCTAAATTCTCATTAGCTACCTTGTCGAAGTCTCCGTTAAAGCCCGAAGCTCTTTCGTGTGCGTAGCCTCTATCTAATATCTTCTTACACATATAGTGCATTCTAATGAAGCTTTCATACTTGGAATTAATCCACTTATAAAAGGCTGAGGCTTCATTATACCTATCACATGAAACCTGATACTCGTCATCTAACTCAGCAAATGCAACTCTCATTTTATCTGTCTTTAGATGCGGGTGTTGCTGTGTCTTTACAACAAATGCATAATTATATGCTCGTTGCTTAGCATCCTTTGCCTTACCCACCTGAGCAGTAGCTACAGCCATTAATTCTGAACACAGGTCAGCACCACGTAAATATTTGGTGGCCATTACTTCAGCGTTATTCAGGTCTATATTGCCATCTCTTGGCATAGCAGCTGACAGTTCCTGTATTTCAGTAGTGTCTATCGCCCCTGTCGTATTTTCTAAGCTAACTAAGTCAGCAAAAGTTCTAAGTTGCTGGGTCATTTATTTCCCCTTTTCGAAAGTTATCAATCACTCTCAGTCTCTGATTTATCATTACATTCTGAACGAAGAATAGTACTTCCCAAGGCACAGCATTTTTGGGAGTCAACAGAGTAATGAATCCCTCATCATCCGTCTGAAACAAATCTATGAAATGTTCCTCTCCGCCATACTTCTTAACGAGTGCTTTGTAGTAGGCAAATTCTTCATCAGCCATGTTGACTGGCTTATAACCCATGGCCTTCATAATTAGCCTCTCCTAAAAGAACCTCTTGCACCGCTTGTAATATTTTGTGTGCTTTGCTCTCTTTCATACTGTAGCTTTTCTTCAACAGAAAGGGTCGCAGGATTTATCAGCCCATTTGCCTCACCTAAGCCCCAATGCTCTGCTGTGGCCTCAGTAAGTGCCTCTTCACGCATTCGTTTTAGAATCTCTTTAGACTCTGCCATCTGACGTCTTTTGTGCTCTTCATCGGCCACTACGTCCGGGTCAACATCTTCATATTCCTCTTCCACTACATCTTCGCTTTCCTCTTCTGTTATACCCCCTGTAGCCTCAGAAGTCAACTCCTCTTTGAATAATTGTTTAATCTCAAAGTTTGCGACCACTAAATTAGACACCTTTTCCACATCTATTTCGGGAAAGTTATTCTCTAATAATGACTGCAAGCTTAAATATGAAGCTAACTTCTTACTGTCCATTATAGACTGACCACAGGCAGGACATTGGTTATTTTTAATAGCGAATGTAAACGAAGAGTTAATTTTCGTTTTACAATTTTGACATCTCATCTTATCTAACCTCGCCCACACCCTCTAATCTATCCAAAACCAGAGTAGTGTTGCCTTTGTATACATTTACTTTGCAAATTGCTCGGATGGGTCGTCCTGTTGCAAAATGCTCTTTGTGCTTACTCCAATGCTCTGGCCAAGCAGTAAGCTCTGCAGCATCACCATTGGCGTCCGTAAGACTACAGATACCAAACTGACGCCCCTTATTAGAGCCAGATTTGATTTTGCGCTGGTTGATGGCTTGCACTACAGCCTCTACTCTAATAGCTGTCTTTTCAGCTATTTTCTTAAGCCTATTAAAAGGTGTGACGCCTTTACCAGTGAAAAAGCCACCATATACATCGTTAATATCAACTGACAGGTATTCTCCCAGCACTTCGTTTTCATACTTACCCTGTGTTTCCTTATCCCACTCTTCAGTGATAATGTCGTAAGAGAAGTCGCTCATTACATCCCAGTGATTACGCCCCTCAACACACACCTTCTTGGCATGCTTAAGTCCAGCGGTTCTAATATCACTGTATTGTTCAAAAGCTGCCTTCCTTGTAACATTAAGGCTGTCAAAGCATCCGGCCTTAGCTAAAGCCTGAATAACATCCTTCTTAACAACAGCGGAAGTGGTTCTGTATAGAAAGTCTGCTAGAGACTTAAACTTACTCTCCTGTTGGTTAGCCAAAATATCATCCACAGCACGTGCACCAACACCCTTTATGGCCTCTAGTCCCGTTACAATCGTGTTATTATCTAACACTGTAAATGAGTGACCACTACGATTGATGTCTGGAGATTGAATCCTAAGCTTAAGATTCTTTGCCTCTCTCTTGTACAAACTGATATTTGCATCTCTTGTTGGAGATGAAGCTTTTTCAACTTCAGACTTCAGAACCGCAGCCATGAATGCTGCTGGGTAATAGTGCTTGTAGTATGCAGAATGATAACCATTGATACTGTAAAGAATTCCGTGAGCCTTGTTAAAGCCGTAGCCAGCAAACGGCTCAATAATCTCTTCCCAGATACCAAGCGCATCCTCTTGCTTTATTTTACTATGCGCAACTGAATCATTGATAAACTCTTGCTTTAGTTTTTCAGCCAACTCTTTGCCCTTTTCTTTGAGCTTTGTTAGCTTTCTCAAACCATCAGCTTTGTTTAGGTCCCAGCCAGCTACAACGTTAGCTAACTTAGCCAATTGCTCTTCGTAAACACAGATCCCCAAGGTGTCTTGCAAAGCTTCGCGCAAGCACTCATACTTATATGTAACTTTCTGTTTACCATCACGACGAGCAATGTAATCCAAGCGAGACTTCTTAGCAGAAGGTCTACCTAATGCATTAACCAAGCTTAGGTCCTCAATGCTTTCAGGTCTAATCTGCTTGCATAGAGCCTTCATGTGCGCCGATTCCATTTGAAACACACACATTGTTTTACCCTTTGCAATGTCTGCCCATACGGCTTTATCATCCAATGGAACTTCTTCTGGGTCCAATGGTGTCATTCCTAACTTACGGGCATTCTTAACACAATTATCTATGATTCTAAGATGCTCCAGTCCAAGCAAGTCAATCTTGATTAGCCCTTCTTCTTCGCACCTATTCTTTTCGTACTGAACTGAGACTGAACCATCTTTATCAGTCCTCAGGGGAACATAGGTGGTTAAAGGAATGTCGCCGATAACAATTCCAGCAGCATGGGTTGCATATGCTTTCTCTAGTCCTACCAACTTGGAGCCGTAACGATGTAACTCAGGATACTGCAACACATACTTTGCAAACTCTGGAGACATATCCATCGCTTCTTCTAGGGTATTAGCATCATTTGGAATAGCTTCGGTAATCTTATTGGCAATCTTAAACGCCTCACTCTTGCTACCTCCCAACTCCAGAGAACGTGCCACGTCCTTGATAACAACCTTTGGTGTCATCCTACTAAGATTAGATACGTGAGCAACGTGGTCAGAACCATACCTATCGATAATGTACTGCTTAACCCAATCTCTTCCGTCTGGGCTGAAGTCATTATCGATATCTGGGAACGCGGTTTTCTCACGATTTAAAAATCTCTCAAACAACAGTCCATATTTGATAGGGTCTACGGCATGAATATCTAGAAGGTTCGCGACCAACGAACCACCGACACTGCCTCGACCTGGACCAACTGGAATGCCCCTTGCCTTTGCCTTGAGAATGAAATCAGATGTTATGAGCATGTAAGAGCAAAAATTCTTCTCTTCGAGAATTTTGATTTCATTCTTCATGCGTTTTACGTACTCTTCCCTTTTTGAGCCCTTGAGGTGTGCGTACTTTTTGTTAAACGCATTAATGCATCTGAATCTCATAAAGGCATGATCGGCAGGAATATTGTTCTCTGATTTCCTAGTCTTTAACCACTCCTGAAATTCTGGATAATCGTCTTCTGTTTCAAAATCAAATTTAGGAAAGCGGACTTCTTCCCTATCTAGATAAACAGGGTCAGTGCACTTTTCAGCTATCTCTACAGAGTTATTGCACAACTCTATAGCAAGCTTTCGATTAAAATGTTCAGCAAAGTGGCTAATGATATCGCCACTGCTTTTCATGTAAAACTCTTCAACTTCGTAACGGTGTCTAAGAGGGTCACTTAGTGGCTTTTTGCTACTGATGGCCATAAGCATATCGTGAATCTTAGCATCTTCCTTGGTGAGATAATGTATATCTGCTGTAGCAACTGTCTTAACTCCGCACACCTTAGCGACCTCTATTAGCTTCTTGTTGATATGGTTTTGGCTGACCACTATGATATCTTTGCCGCTCGGAGTTTTTTGGATTTCTCCTGTCTTCTTGTCACGCGCAAACACCTCTAGATTGTGTGGCTGCAATTCTAGATACAGGTCATCGCCAAAGATACCCTTTAGTCGCTCAACAGTTTTTATCACATTGGCATGGCAGGAGGTTTCTGCCCACTCGCCCCCTTCCTCGTCGTAGACAAACATCTGTCGAGAAATCAAGCCAGAGCCGCAAGCAGTCAGGCAGATAATGCCTTCATGATGCTCCTCAAGCATATTCCAATCAATTCGAGGGAACACCTTGCCTATCACACCTACGTACTGATAATTTTGATAGCCCTTCCAATTCAGCATAAGCAGGTTCTTATAACCCGCCTCGTTCTTTGCCAATAGCACTATGTGACGACGCTTAGCCTTCTTGTCCTCTACGGTATCAACAAAGTAAGCCTCACAGCCCGGGATGTATTTCACCCCGTGCTTCTTGGATGCCTTTCGGGCGTCAAAGGCTGCTGCTATTGTCCCATGATCAGTAATAGCTAAAGCAGGCTGTCCTAACTCAGCAGCCTTTTTGAACATATCATATACGTTTGTCATAGCATCTTGCATGCTACCAATAGATGTGTGTGCGTGTAGGTGTACGAAATTATCCCTCATCATTCTCCTCATTTTCTTTTTGTTGTGCGACCATTATAGGCATATTGAGAGTTTCGGCGAGCCACGAAATCAGGGCCGTCTCAAACTCACATTTTCGCCAATCGTTGGGGTTTCCTTCTAGTTGCTTTGGAATAGCAAACTTAATAGCGTTTTTTCCAACCTTACTATCTATCTTATATCCATCCTTACTATCTATGCGCAACAGCTTAACTGTTTTAAGGGGATAAATAGGTTTACCAAAAGATTCAAGATGTTTGGCTATTTCTGCGTTTACTTGGCAGGGAAGAGAATACATGAATGTTAAACACTTCTTGCATGCCGTCCTTTGAATCTTTACAATATCTTCGAATACTAACATGTATCTCTCCAAAAAAATAACGGAATGCAGGGTGAGTATACCTGCATTCCGCCAAGTGTTAAACTTCGAAATCGTCTTCATCGACGGGAACAGATACCTGACTGTCTCCGCGCACCAACACATTGAGACCAACCTCGGTATCACTCTTCTTATGGATGTAAAGAGCCTTTTGCACTTCACCCATATCAGCAGTAACCTCGTCGCAGTCTATTTCTAAAACTACTCTAAGCTTCTCGACATCTTTCACTGTACGTACACCATAGCTGTGTACCTTAGCACCAGTAATTGCGAGAGTTGCATCTTTAGCCATTGAATTACTCCTTAACCTTGCTCTTGGCAATATCAATAATATAATCTATCACTTTTCTAGACCTCAGTACGCCTACAAATGCATCCATCTGATTAGACCTATAGAGCATACTGACTAACTCATCTTTTGTAGTATTATTCCTGCTGGCGTGCTCTTCTAGCATATCGTCCAATTCGGCAGGCGTAACCTCTACCCCAGCTTCCTTGTTATAGATGGCATCTATTAGTATAGCCCTCATAACATTTTTCTTTGCTGCGGGCTTTATCATTTCCACAACATTTGGTGGAAGCTTCTGTCCTCGTTTTTGAGCTTGATTAATGAGACGTTGAGCCTCGAAATTAACCATTGATTCTGGGACATCAAAATCATTCAGTTCTAAAAGCTTGTTTGTAATTTGTACTTCAAGCGCATTTCTTTCCTGCAACTGAACGCCTCTCTCTGCCTCTTGTTTTACGTGATTCTCAAGCTCTCCCACAGAGTCGTATCCAACCATCATTGCGAGGTCTTCATCCACCTCAGCCAGCTTGGTTTCAACGATGCTATGTAGTTTCACATCAAAACGAGCATCCTTGCTTGCTAGATGGCTTGCACTATAGGTTTCTGGAAAAGTCACATTGATTATCTTTTCATCTCCTATCTGCATACCTACCAGTTGCTCTTCAAATCCCGGAATAAGAGTGCCTTCTCCTAGAGACTTAATAGAAAACCCTTCAGCAGAACCTCCTGCAAAAGGCTCAACCTCTCCGTCTAGCTTGCCCACAAAATCCAGTATTAGAGAATCGCCTTCTTGAGCGCCTCTATCTAGAATTTGATTATGTTCAGCAAACTGCTCTCTATATGCCTGCAGCTTATTATCTATCTCTTCTTGTAAGTTTGATTCTGGAAATTCCAGTGCTAAATCTTCATAACCCACTGGGTCAATTTTAGGAAGGATTTCAACAACCAGTTCTACAGTATACGAATTATCGAAACTGAATTCGCCAGGGTATTCATCTTCTCCAGGAGTAAAATCCTTTATTGTTGGATTACCCACTGGATTTAAATCATGCTCTCTGACAGCTTGTGTATAGTACTCAGATATAATTATCTGGGCTATAGACGGCCTGGCCTTGTGACCAAAGTGCTGCTTGATTCTACCAACAGGAGCCTTTCCCTTACGAAAGCCGGGGATTTGAACATCTTTCTTAATCCCTTCGAAAAATTCTGTAAACTTTCTGTCTACACTGTCTGCTGAAACTTGAATTGATATTTTGCGTTGGACGCTATTAACATCCTCAACTTGAATTGTATCTTGCATTTCTTACCTCTGTAGTTTCTGCATAAATTCTTCACGATATCTGTCTAACTGTTTTTCGAACGCCGAGCCTCTCATGCCTGTCTCGTTTTCTGCCACATCTTTCTCTGCTTTCTCGTACTCTCCGGACTCCAGTGTGAATTTATCATCGCGACGAGTTAGATTATACAATCTATCTAGCCACATCCTATGTATCACGTCAAAGTCTGGGGCTAATTGGGGCACCAGCCTATCATCAAATACCGTCTGTACTATTTTAGTATTAGGTGGAAGATTGAGGCCCTGATAGAATGCAAGCACAGCATCCTTCAGGGCCCATCTTGTTAAATCATTCTGGGATGGCACCCTTCGTAAATTTAGTCTATCTAACTCTTCTGTTACCTCTTGTTCGAGTAAAGAAATTAGATTTCCAAACAAAGGTTTTATATCGCCATCAGGATTAAGAGATGGATTCTCGGCAGGTGCGCCTGGTAGATTAATAGGCTCTTCGGCTATAAGTCTAAACGCCGCGTATTTGGGCATCTTAGACCTTGTGCTAAACCTAGTCCTATGAATCAAATCTACCAAGTCTGATATGTTATCTATCTTACTAAAGTCGTAGTTTAAAAAGTCGCGCTCATCGCCTATGACTTTCATCATATTAAAGCGTTCCTCACCCTTAAGGTTTTTTAACCCAGAAGTAAGTTTCGCTATAGCTTTTCGCGCAGCAATTTTCTGCTGCAAAATTAGTGTAGAAAGCATTTTACCTACCAAGTATCTCCCTTACAATTTGTTTGTTCTTTAGACTCTTCAGCTTTAGGCTTGCACCAGCACCAGTTAATCCTACTTCTTCTGCAGCCGCTCTTACCGAATAATCCTTAAAACACACTAACTCTATTATCTTTACAACCCTTGGATCTTCATCCGCAAGCCATTTTTGTAAATCGTGCATTGTGATAACACTGTCATCTAGTGCACCTTCGTTCTGCTGTAGCAAGTCAGACTCATCAGATATGTCGTCAGGATTAGTGTAATCACCTTCGTAGTAATTACCCATCACAGACTCCAGAGATAACTCATTATTGCTCAGCGAAACCACTCGCTGCTTACTTGCAGGGGCACTGCAGTTATCACATAGTGCTTCCCGCAAATGTATCTTCTTAGACACAGATGCGGTATATTCATGCCCACACTCACATGCTACACCAAAAGCCTGAGCATTTAAAGTCGTAGCATTTTTAGAGAGTCGGTTCTCATTACGAATCTCGTTGATTAACCTTCGCTCTATACGCATCTGCAAGAAAGTTGATAGTTGGGTGTTCTTAAATGGATTGTATTTTGGGATTCCTTCCAGAATATGCAGAATAACGTTTTGCTTATTGTCTTCTAGAGTATTACCCTTCAATCTATATTTAGAAGCCAGATAGCCCACAAGCTTACCTAACTTTTGAACAACCTTATCATATCCAGCACCAGTCTTAGTATTCACAAACACATACTCGTTATTAACATCTACAATGCCAGAAAAGCCCAAGTACTCTCCAGAGATTGGATCTTTGAAAGTTTTGATATGTCTATTGATGCCAGTTTTGCTGTTTATAGTTTTCATTCTAACTCCTACCAAGCTTGTTGTGCGGGGCAAATGTTATTAAAGTCACACCATCTGCATAGTATCGTGGGCACTGGTGTCCACGCATCTTCATTGCGAATCGAGTCCGCGTACGACAATAGTTCCTTTTTAGTCTTATCAATGTCTTCAAGATTAAATTCATACTCTTTTAATTTCGCGCCGTGCCTTAGTAGCACATAGGAACCCTTAAAGGTTTCTATCTCTGGGTATTTTTCTTTCAACCACAACCCATAGACGGATAGCTGAAACTTATCTAGGTACTTTTCGTTCTTGGTTGTTTTGTAGTCAACAATATGATACCTTCCATCTTTCATTAGGTCTAACCTATCCAAAAACCCTCTAATCCGAACATCATCACGAATCATAAAATCGAATGCTGTCTCTACACCCTTAACCTTAGGCATGCCGTTACTTCGCACATACTCAAGGTAATCCATTAATAGTGCTTTTCCTTCAGACAGCAAATCGTCTCCCATATTTGGAAAGTCTCTTCTTGCTACCTTAAAAGAATGTCCCATTAGTTTAGCGAGGGAGCGCTTTTTCTTAGTGCCCTCTTGCATATAGACTTGGTGAAATATCTCCAATGTCTTGTGACACAGGTTACCTAAGTCAAAGTGTGTCCATTGCTTTCTGGGTGCTTTCTCTATATACGTATAGTAGTACTTACGAGGACACTGGTCATACGTTTTAACCGAGCTTGCTGAGAGCTTGATAATTTCTATTTCACCAGCTGGCTTTGTAGATACTTCTTCACCATTTTCGTCGAGAATTTTTAGACTCATTTAATTGCCCCTTACAATATCGTTCCGGTTTGCGTACCAGGTTGAATCCACGGAAATACTAGAGGCTGGCGACTCGAAACACTATAGTTCGTAGCCGGTATATTGTTAGGAAGGTCTTGTATGCTCTTCACCCATCTGCTTTCATTGTGGTCAAAATAGTAAGTAACCATTACTCTATTTTTTGCATCAAAAAACCTGCGAACATGCCCACCCGAAACGTATGCGGCATCATCTGCAGGTTCCAATAATCTTTTACCACCGAACTCTTTGTATATGTTATGGATAGAACCATAAGGTTTCAATGGTATTTCTATGTCATTGTCTTTGCGATTATCTATCAAAATAACTCTTGCTTCTGGATTAAACAACTCTCCTATTTCAGGTGTGGAGAAAGGTGCAAAACCATCATCAGAAGTAGTTATGGTTGATTCAGGGTTTGGCATAGATACTTCTACTTGCGTGCCTTCATAGATACCATGCAATCCCTTTTCAGATTTAATCAATCTTAGGTTTAGATACTCTTGTGTGTAGTCTGTATACGATACTGGCTCACCGTCAGCATCATAACCTATGACATTATCTGTATCGTCATCTGCTCTGTTTATAACTATTCCTTCTAACCCTATACCCCGAGTTATATTAATTCGTGTAACATCAGGGGCAAATACTTGCGTTAGTGTGGGGCCAGTTATGTCATCGCTATCAACTCCAAAAGCACTAAGTGTCACCGTGTTTTGGTTGTCAGGCATAGCAAATGTATCTACATAGATAGGGGAATCTGTGGTAGGAGTGGTACCATCCAAAGTGAAATATATCGTGGCCGGAACGTTTGACTCAATCGTCATTAGTTTCGGTATTCCAGACACTATTTCTAATTCAGACCCACTAAAGGTCAGGGTAACCACTGCCATCTATTTACTCCGCAGGAATTGAATTGTTGTTTACTACGAGCCTGAGGAATCGGTCATTATCCCGGCTCATTCCCGCCCTATTGTAAGCTCGATACAGCTGATGAGCTATATTTCTCATCATGCCCGCTAAAGTGTACAAGTCATGTGATAGCTTCTTAGCATCTTCTTCATCTGAATCAACGCTTCGTGCCTTCTTAATCATGCCTTCGTACATATCCAGGAACACATCATCCATATCTGGGCGCTCTTGAGAGGCACCAAATGCCATATTCTTCATACGCTCATAAGTAACCTCTTCGCCATGTGATATCAACCCCTTAAGCAGTGTATCAACTTCTTCTGTTTTAAGAATATACGGTTTTCTCATGTGCTTAGTTTCCTTACGAAATTCAAAATCTCGTCGTAGCCGTTGGCACGATATACCCTAAATCTATCAGGGTGATGGTTCCATGCTCTATCTATGATTATCGAGTGTATACCTTCTTGTGCAGCCTCTAATACTGTAGACAGCTTATCTTCTATAAGAATAGATATATCCTCTTCCTTACATACTTCTACTTTCTTGTGTGCAAATCGTATCTTCCCGTTGGTAGGAATGTGATTCATTCTAAACCATTCGTAGGTGTCGTTCTTAATTTGCACCTCTGTGTCTGTGGCAAATTTTTGCTCAAAGTCTCCAATACGTGCGGTAACTATGTGCACATTGCCCAGCGTCATCAACTCCTCGACAAATTCCTTTGCGCCAGGATATGCTGGCAGCTTTAAGAATCCGTCATCAGCAATCCAGTCATTGCTGGCTTGCTCCATATCGATGCTATCTAGACCAGGACCCCATTCTGAAAAAGAATATATGGCCGGTTCCTTGGTAACATCTAAATTAGCGTTGTAACGCTGATTGAGGTAGTCGGCGAACCCTGCGTAGAAATTCGCCAAAACCCCATCTATATCCAACAAAATATTACGTCTCATTTCTTACCTTTCCGACGATTTGCCTTAAACTCTCGATACTTCTCTAAATCTACCTTCATGTTCGGGTAGTAAATGACGGTTTTACCGTCTGGTTGAACGCGGCATCGAGCTAAAAACAACTCCCAGCCGTAATCCAAATTATCATAGTAAAATTGCATTGCCTTCTTGACGCTCTCTCTTTTGTCGCGTCCCGCAAACTTAATAACATCCATAGCTCACCTCTCTCAGGAGCTATGGAATCCTATCGATCGCTGCTCACCTTAAACTGTCTCATGTAGGACATCATAGCTCCATTTTTATTCTGTTTATGATATCTGTCCGAAGGACTGTCACTTAAGTCCATAATATCCTCCATGAAAAAGAATTTGTCTAGTTCTTTATAAAAACCAAATAACCCATCGCTTAAGTTATCTATTACTCTAATCTTTGAATCCTCAAATGCCTGTTTGGCCAACTCAGCAAAATTCAGCTTTGAACCTCTGAGGACACCATTGTCCTCTTCACCTTCTGGGTCTCTTGAAACCCAGTAGACCCTGCCCACACTTTGGGCTGCCTCCAGTTCCTCTGGAGTCCTGATGTCTGTTATAACCACTGAGTCCTGATTGGCAAGTGTATCTTTGACCACCAAATTAATGAAATATAGCGGGTCATCCTTCTTTTTCTCTGCGCTGAATGCCCAAAGCCTGTCTCTCAAATCATCAATATTTCCGGCAATTTTAGCAGCCTCGAAATCTTCCTTGCTAATGCCAAATTCCTCTTTGATTCTATCGGCAAAAGCAATGGGCTTAAAATCCCTAGTTTCCTGCAAAAACTGCGCTACCGAATCCTTACCGGCTCTCGGTGCTCCTATCAGCCCAAAAATGCGCTTGAAGGGAAAAGCTATCATTATAAGTCCTTTTTATTAATAGATGTTTTCTCAGTGGAGAGACATCGTGCTGCCTACTGCAGTTTTATTTACCATGAGAACATTCTCAAATCTATCCTTAAGTTTCTCATCATGAGTAATCACTAATACCTTCAACTCCCGGCCCAGCTGTTTCACTATATCCATAAATAGGTCGAGTCCCTTGTCATCTAGGGAAGAGCTAACTTCATCAAGCAGAAGGAATCCTAGAGTACCTCCCATGCGCTTAGCAAGAATCTTACTCAGAGCCAAACGTAAAGCTAAAGATATACGGAACTGCTCGCCTCCACTAAAGGTCTCAAACTCATCTGTTCTACCGGCTGATGATACATCTATGTCAAATGTCTCATTCCAATCACCCTTTTCGGTTTGCTTCTGGGTTTGAATGCTTAATGTCATAGGCTCGTTGCATATTTTGGTTAGCGTTAAATTAGCATAATTCTCAAGTTCTTCAATCACATTTTCTATTATGATTGCCTGAATGCCATCTCGTCCGAAATACTTGTTTAGCTTATCATAAATAGCATAATCTGAATTAAGCTTATCTAACTCTTTTTGCAGCTCTGTTTGTTTCGCCTCTGTCTCTTGCAACTCTTTATATTTGCGCGCTTTGCTACCAAAATCTATATTGAGTTTATCGCATTGTCTCTTTATACCAGCAATCTGTGATTCTAATTCTTCAATAAAGCCCCTGAGTTTATTTTCTTCTTCCTTGTTAAACTTGAGCTTCAGCTTATCTATCTCTTCTTTGAAGTTTCTAGATGAAATATTGTCTAGCTCTTTTTGCAATCTCTCATTTTCGGAAGTTAATGATTTGATATCGTTTTTTAACTTTGAAATCTTGAGTTCTGTTCTACTTTTATCAATCTCAGCTTTTGACCCAGCCTCTACTGCAGCCTCTTGTTTTTTCACCAAGCTTTTAATTTCTTTTAGCTTAGTCTGAATGTTACTCAGCGATGTTTGAGCATTTTGCAACTCTTCATCTCGCTTGTCCTTTAACGCCTTTGCTTCATCCTTTGACATAGGACGATTACACTCATCACAGTGCGTGCCAACTCTTACTGGTTGAGATAGCCTCTTAACCCTACTGCTCGCTGCCTGTTCTTTTAGTGTACCGTCCATAACTCGCTTACGAGTAGCAATAACATCTACACTTTTCTTTTCCGCTATACGTTCATTGTATATAGGAATTCTCTGCTCAGCTTTCGATATCTCTTCATTGCTGCGTTGTACACTTGCATTATTCTCGTCTATCTGACCAAGTATCTCTTTACGACGGCGCCGTGCTTGATTGTATTCTTTTTGTAGTTCGGTTAGTTCACTTGGATCAATGCTATTACCATATAGTGAATGATATTGGGTCTTAGCAGATATCAGTTTTTCATTTAATGAAGTGCTTTTTTGATTACACTGGTTAATCTTACTCTTCAACTCTCGCATTTCCATCTTACATGATTCAATCTCAGTTTGAATCGCGTTTATAGGAATTTGTTCCTTACTCTTAGCCTCTATTTGGCTTTGTAGCTTTGTGCGATAATCTTTTGCCTTTTTCTGGTAAGCATCCCATTGCTCCATACGTAGCAAAGACTTCAGGGTATCTTTTCTTTTACTGGGAGTAGATTGCGCAAACATAGAAATATCATTCTGCTTAAAGTAAACAGAGTTTATGAATACCTCATAGTTAACACCTACTGTCTCAACTATATTCTTGTCAGTGGCGGTATTAGTGTCTGCCGTTATAGCCTGAAATTCGTTTCCATCCCATCTTTCGAAAGTGACGTCTGACTCACCCAATATCTTGTCCCTCTTCCTAACAATTCGATATAATTGGTCGTCAACCTTAAAATCAAACTCAACCTTACATGCTCGCTTATCACGCTTAACGACGCCATCTTTCTTCTTGTGTCTTGAGCGCCCAAATAATGCCCAGGTAATAGCTTCGAACAATGCACTTTTACCAGCACCATTGGACTGGTCTGTATCGTTATTATACGCACCCAAAATGAGGGCGACCTCAAAGGCATCAAAATCTACTTCTGATTCATCGTGTGATAAGAAATTTTCAATATACAGTCTTACGGGAATCATTTACCATCTACCTCCTCCATAACTTTCATTGCGCACTTTAGTAGCCTGCTCTTCATATTATCAGGCTCCAATAATCCGTTTATGAAGGAATTCATAGCTTTCTTGCCCGCTAAGTCCTCTGTAATTTCCTTGTTTCGTAGCTGTCGGGTGGCAACAGATGCTATTTGAACTGATGAAAGATAGTTAACACCCTTGCTTAGTATTTGTGACCTTATTCTGTTTTGATTTACATAATATAGGTCATTATCTTTCACCATCGCGCTGAATTTAACTATTGCGTTAGAAACATTATGAGTCTTGCTGTAGTTCTCTATATCTTCGATTATCTTATCGGTGATGTCCTGCTTGTAAAACTTCTTGGACTCCGTATAATCAAAGCTCATTTCGTAAAGTGCTCTAACTTTACTTCTAATGATTTCGAAATTCTGAATATCATCCGTATCTAAAACTATAGCTACCTTTTTGTGCAGCTTCTCTCCGAATGATACTTTTTCCATAGAGCCAGAGTATATGATAACTGGGTCTCTACTCACAACCTCATGTTGATGAACATGTCCCATAATAGTAGCGTCAAATCCCTCGAACATACTGAGAGGTATCATTAGCTCGTTGATACTAAATGCATCCGGGTCAGTAAACTCGCCCGGTTTGCCCATCATATAATGCCCTACTATAATTCTACAATGCTCTTCATCTTCGCTTAGTGTTCTCGCCCTTAAAGCCTGCAACTCTTCATCTATCATATCTATCGCATCAGAATTGCTATCTGCACTAAGCATTCGTCTGTCTCTATAGGGCATCAAGAACAGATGCACCTTTTTTCCATTAGTGTCTGTAGTTGTATGCAAGCCCATCTCTGAATAGACAGATACGTTGTCCAGCTCAAGAGAGTGGAAAACGTCTAATGTAGTTGTAGAAATTGTGCGTTGCTGGTCATGGTTTCCAACAACAATGATTATCTCTAAGCCCTTGTTAACTGCTCGTGTGAGACAACGAGAAAACACATTAAGCTGTGCTGAGGTAGGATGTCGGGTTTCAAAAATGTCGCCCGTGAGTATTACTAACTTAACTCCTCTTTGGAGAAAGTTATCAATGATACGATTGAACGTATCAGAAAAGTCTAATAATCTGGTGTTTAATTGTGATTCAGGGTCTATCTTGCCTAAATTAAACCCAGCACCAAAATGAGTGTCTCCTATGATGCCCATTTTCATTAAGTTTTACCCCTAAGATATTTTGGTAGTTTTTTTGCATATGCTTTGGCCTCATCACATGCCTCATCTCCAATATCAAGGAACCCATCTAAGCGCTTAAACTGCTTCTGTACCCACCTACACCGTCTGTTGTATTCTGGGTTATCTTTTACTGCTTCAAGATGATTTCTTAGAGTTATTCCTGCACGGAATACATGTGTTTCTACCATTTCTTCCGGGGTTTTTATCTTTCTCTTAGGCAGACCATCGAATTTTTCTAGATCTTCTCCAGTGAGTTGCGCCTTTTGCGCAAGGTACTCAAGAGCCATAGTAGTATCTTTATCTTTACTATACTTACATACAAACTCTATTATAGTGCCCCCAGTATTACAGCCAAAACAATAAAAAGTATTCTTTTTACTATCAATGAACATCGATGCTGTCCTCTCCCCTCCAAAATCATGAGAAGGAAGAGGACACTTCATTCGATGCGTAAAATCTCCCGCTGAGCATTCCCAGTGTTCAAGATTATATTCATCAAGTATGTCAACAAAATCCAATTTGTCAAGCAATATCTCGCGGAAACCATCGCTCATGTGGTCGTATTCACTCCACTCGGATGTTCCATAATCATCTAAACACATTTCGCATCCTTGACCAAAAGCTACGCTTGTTGTTTTCACAGATTCTGTTGACTTCCTCTGTATCTATGAATGCTCCCTGGAATCTTACCATATCAAATCCCAAAGACTTGATAAGAGCATCACCCTTACCAAGCAGTTTCTCTGCTCCTCCACACCCTAACACTACACGACTATCTGGACTAGATGTTACCCTGCAACTAATCCTTGCAGGGAAATTGGCTTTAATGAGGCCAGTTACTACATCAACAGATGGTCTTTGTGTAGCCATAATGATATGGATTCCGCATGCTCTAGACTTTTGTGCCAGCATACATAATTTTGTCTGAAACACTTTCCTAGAGCTATGCATTAAGTCAGAAAACTCATCTATAACCAACACTATGTATGGCATAGTTCTCTTTTGCTTCTTGTTATAAGCATCAATACTTGTCACTGATGCCTTGGACATTAGCTTAAACCTATACTCCATTTCTCCAACCAAATCGGTTAGAATGGATAAAGCATCAGCAGCCTCTGTAACCACAGGATACATTAACTGCTTGATGTTTTCATAGTGTGAAAGTTCTACTTTTTTAGGATCTATGAGCGCCAACTTAACGTCTGCATCAGACTCTATTAAGCTGGCTAGGATGGAATGAAGCATTACAGACTTACCTGAGCCTGTAGTGCCTGCTATCAGAAGATGTGGCATAATAGATAAATCCGCAACCAAATCTTCTCCATCCTGAGTCTTTCCTAAAATAACCGGCAAGTTGCTTTCAGCATCCTCCAGTTTGTCCCTCAAACCAACGTAATGCACACCAGTTGGAGGTTTAGTTAGCATTTCCACACTTACCAATCCTTCTTCTGGAATTGTTCGAATGATAGGAATGCTATATGCACGAGCAGCCAAGGCTATCTCTGTAGCACATCGTTCAATCTTACTTACTTTGGCCCCCGGATTCAATCTCAGGAAATACTTTGTCATAGAGCCATTTTGGTGTACGCTGATCACCTGTGCCTTCAACTTGAGTGAGTCCAGTATGTTCTGCATTTTTTGTCCCTTCGTAAACTTTATGATGTAAGTATCCAAAAATCAAAACAATAAACAAAATCGTAGGTGCCATTTTCCATACAAACTTAATAATACCCCCTGATAACTGCAATGCCGCGAAGGCCGCAACAATCAGTAAGGATAAAGCTACTACTTCTTGCATTATACACCCTTTATCTTTTCATATATAGCTTCCAAAATTTTCATTCTGGCTTCGTGTATTTTTGAAAGGGTATTGAAAGCATCATCGTGTGTCCCATGACCAAGTTGAGCGCGCAGATTATTTATCATATCCGCGTGTCTATCTTGCTCTTCAGTCATAAGCTTAATTACAAAGTCACGAACTTCATCAAGTTCTCTATTCCTTGCCATCTTTGTTTGTACCCTTTTCGAGCTTCTTCTGCAGGGCTTTCATATCTCGTTGAACTATGCATAATTCATACTCTAGTTCATTAACTCTATCTCGCATGTGAAGATGCTCTCTTACAGCGATAGTTAACAGAGACAACATTCCCTGTCCAACATTCACATTCTCCAACGCCACCACTGCATGCAACAGGTCATCTACAACCTTTCGCTCTGTGTTCTTTACAGCTGCTGTCTTGTTGCTATCTAACACCTTGTCTATCATCATCTCGTGGAACTGCTTAAAACACTCTTCAAGCTTCTTACGTGCTCTCAATGCACGCTGTTCCATTTGATGTGCGCTTGGTTGCTGCTGTTTTGGCGCTTGCAACGTAGAAGGATTTCTATTGTCCATTATCTGTCTCCCTATATGCGGAAAGCACAACATAAGAATTTGTTGAGTATTCTAATATCGGCCCGCAGAAAATCTTGTGTATATTTCTGTGAAGCTGACGCTGTGTGAGCGCTATGTTATGTTTTAGCGCCCACACATACATCTCTTCAAACGGTCTTTCTTTGTTCATTTCTTAAGTCTCTACAGTTCTGATAGTCCAGAAGTCATCAGATAGTCCGTCATTTGTGAAGTAATCAAATGGCATCCAGAAGTGTCCATCTAGACCCCACCCTTTACCCCATGAATTACGAACTAACATCATCTTTTTCTTTTTGTTGTAACCTACCGCCATGACAGCATGTCCGCCGATTACCTTTTCGCCCTTTTGTGGCATAGGAACCATTCCAGTTTCTTTAACTACATGGCTCATAAAACTTTCGTATACAGTGAAGCCATATACAAAAGGGTAGCCTTCCGTTAAACAAACCTGCATCTCTGATAAGGAACGCCCAACGCGCATATACTTAATTGTCTGATGCTCAAGCGCTTCCGTATAGCATGAGGCTGCTGGTTTCTTGGTAAAGTCCTTAATAACATATGGCCATAGCGATTCTGGGCATGCACCATGTTTATTTACACTTTTAATCGCATCTCTAATATAAGCGCCGGAATCATAAGATATCGTGCCTATCATTTCTCTAGAGTTGTAATATGTAAACAATCGGGACGGCACAAAATTATCGCTATCCATCTTTTTATCTACAAACTGAAACATAGCTCCTACCGCATTAGCAGTACAGCTTCCCAAGGAGCCTTGATCATATACTGGTGCACAACCAGGTCTTAAATCAACGTCCGCCTTAGTGCGTTTATGACGACCGCACCACCCTAAATATTTTGCGTATAGGTAATCACGGACATCAGGCAAATCTGGTTGCCAGCCAAAGCCTTCAATTCTAAAAGTATTAGCCATTAGGTACTCCCTTTGACTTACTTAGTTAAATTTTAGCTTGCTTTGGTCTTCATTTTCTTTCTACTTCATCTTTCGATTTATTCCAAATAGATGATTGTACATAGCCTCTATGTGCTTTTTAAACTGCGCCTTTGTCATACCTAGTTTGCTATAATTACAAACATTACAACAAGGATCTACGTTCCCTTTAGCATACCCTTTACTAGAGTCGCGTCTGTCAATACCGCAATAATCCAGTAGCTGAGTATGGTCATTCTTATTCCTAGAGAACCCACCGCAGTATATACACCTCTTAGATGTAATGCTATCAAACATTTTTTTTGTGAGGTCGAAAGCTATACCTTTTTGTTTTGCACGCTTTTTGTAGTCTCTAAATCTAGTACTAAGGTTGCGTAGATTCTTCCTATCTATAACTCTGCGCTTTGCTCTTGAAGCATCTATATCATCATGATATCTCTTTTTTCTTTTCCTTAATTTGCAATCTTTGCATTGAGAATCTATGGAACCCAGATTCATATGAGCCCTTTGCTTTCCGTGACTATGGTACTCAGTAACTGGCTTTGTTTTATTACATTGTGTGCAAGTTCTTTCTTTTATTTCTAACATAGATTCTCCTTTCGATTGGTGGACCCGCTGGGAGTCGAACCCAGGTCCAAGAAACCTCAAACAAATCATCTTATGACCATCTCTACTCTCAAGGTTATTTAAGGATTAACCTAAGTGAGCAGTACCTATAAAATCCGGGGGCGCCGGTTTCCCGTGGCCCTCCACCAGTATGCATTTTGAGTCTGCCCAAGACTAACCGTCAAGCCGGTATCACGCCTTCTCACTTCTGTTGCCAGGCTGTGAGTGCCCCGCTCTTGCTAAGCTTATTAGGCCGCTAGAGCAGTCAACCCTTCAACGGTTTCGTCAAAGAGTCCAGCAAAGAAATTATCTTCGCCAATTATTGTTTTGCGCCTTTATTAGCGTGAGCCAGGCACCTCTCACGGGTCATCAAAAAAGCCGTCAATTCCCTGTCGAAACCGGTCGGGCCCTATATGTCGTATCTGTAAAAATTTGTCTCCCTAAGCTTAAATCCTACGCGCTGGTAGAGTTTATTCGCCGCCTCTCGTGATGGTCGGGACGTTAGATTTACACTTTTAGCCCCAGCCTCTTTTGCCACTTCAATGGCCTTTAGGGTTAGACTTTTGCCAATTCCCATCCCACGAGCACTTTCGTCTACAACCACATCTTCAATCCATGCCTTTATTCCAGTAGGGCACGGATATACTGCCAAAGTAGTACATCCTACAAGTTTGCCGTCCACCTTAGCTAATATAAGCGTACAAGCCTCACAGTCAATCACTCGTTGCAAGTCCTCTAAAGTAGGTAATTTGGCCGTCTGAGAAAGCTGTGGAATCAGATTGTCTAATGATTCTGCCGTCTTGCATATACTGATTTCAATCTGTGATTCCATGTGCCTTCCTCAATATTAGCTGCATTATTAGTATTTTCTGCCTCTCTGGCAATAGCTCTTAGCCACCTTATTATCATTTACATTGTGTTCAGGTCTAAATCTGTAAAAGGGATTGAATCTAAAGCTATTTCTAAAAATCCAAGCAAACCACAAATTGTAGGCTCTAACTTTTAATTTATGGATAAATGAACTAAATCTCCAAACCTCGCCGCCTATCATGTTTAGATTTTGCGACGCCTCAAATCCCGCAACTTTATGCAAATCACACCCATCTCTTAATGTTAAGAGGTAGAAGGATCCAATTTGATTAGTCCTAATTTCTTCTTGAATTTTCTTACCCATCGCTTTACATCATCCCACCAGGTCGTTCCTGGCATACTTAGCAGCTTGAACTTTTTTAACAGTACTCGCTTCTCTTGCGGTATCACTTCCGTAGCAAATGCCGTGTATCGTTTCATGGGATTTTCATAGAACAACTGGCACTTGATTCCTTTGTTCTCTATCTTGCGTGCGTTCCTTAATAGACTTTGTTCACTGGAGCACTGTAGCATAACCAGCCCGGAAGGGAATTGGTCACACTGCTCTAAGTGTATCCCTGCTTCTAGTGCAGCATGACAAGCCTGCACAACTATTTGCCTTGGTTCTATATCCGTGCATACCATTACGTATACAAACGGCTTAACTTTGCTATAATCTAATGACATTAGTACTTCTCCACATGATACTAATTTTTCTAAAAATAATCAAGATGATGGTCAAATGTTCGCTCGATCGATAACGCTAAGCGCTACCCTATTTACTTGCCATCCTCAGATAGCACCTGATTCAATCCCTTTTCGATAAGTCTGCCTGCAAAATCCCTCTGTGATAAATCTGACATAGCAGCCAAATTCTTCACCTTCTGTCTTAGACTAGGTGACACCAGAGTATCCATCCTCACAAAATCGACATTTTGATTGGTAGTCTTTTGCTCTAACTTAACCTTAGAAACTCGCCCTGCCCCGGCAGTTGCGCCAGTCATCCTGACGGAGGTATGCTCCTCATCGTCGTCCTCCTCAAAATCATTGGTAACGGTGCTGTTACCAACAGAGTCCGAATTATTGGCAAACATCTCATAAATCCAGCCCTTTTTTAGCATGGCGCTAATAACCGCCCCTACATTATCTGGGGGATTAGTCCAACCATTAGTTCTATCTACTAAAAACGCAACCGATTCGTCTGCTTTCAGACCCTGCTTTCCTGCATAAGATAGCAAAGAATATAGCTCGTTGTCTACCTTTTGCCTTAACTCTTTTGCAGTAAGCTTGCTTCCTAATTGTGCTTTCAAAAGCCTCTGAAGGTTCTTGAAAGATGATGGAAATTCCTTACGAAATCCCTCTGTAATATTACTGTTATTCATTCAAATCTCCTAAGACATTTGACCATCACCTTGATTATTTTTTGGCTTAATGTACAGATTTAAACCGCAATGCTTATGCTTGTCGTAAAAGTAGGCTATATACTTGTACATTCGTTCTTCTATACATCCAAACTCGTATATTTTGTATATGGCGTTGGTGATTAGATTTGTTTTGTAGCACACGCCCTCAAACAGTTTTGGAACTCTATCTAGATATTGAATCAGCTCTAAGTAATGTTCTTTGACACGCTGCGTCTCCAGGTCCAGAATAACATTCTCTACGGACGGACACAGACGAAAGCCTGTCTCTTTATCCGTGTGTCCTTCGCAACCTAAAATCAACCATGCCTTCATGTTTAACCATTTCTTAGCTCTAGAACAACCGTCTTATCTACAATGAGCTGTCGCATCTTAACACCCGCCGCCTCTAGCATTTTTCTAGAAGCTATGAACTCATCCTTTTCCGAATATTTATCAGAGAGATAGACAACCTCAACCAGACCATTTTGTATTATACGCTGAGCACAATTATTACAAGGAAACAGCGTTACATATATTCTACATCCCTTTAGAGAATTAGCTCCACGGTTATCTATAGCATTTTGCTCAGCGTGACACATATACGGATATTTGGTGTCCAGCCAGTCACCTTCTCTTTCCCAAGGAAATTCATCATTAGAGACTTTTCTTGGGAAGCCATTATAACCGATTGCTACAGGTATATTATCCGGGGAGGCTATACACGCCCCCACCTGAGTATTAGGATCCTTACTGCGCCTTGCTGCTGCGAGTGCGAATATCATAAACTCCTCATCCCAGGTAAGGACATCTTCTCTATATTTAGCCATCTATACTCTCCTCAAAAGGCTCTATAGCATGATGCTCTATGTAATCATTTACAAAATGAACATTGCATGCGTCAAAAAGATGATGAGCCATCTCGTGCCCAAAGCTCTTTTTCCAATTTAGATAGTGCCTTTGTGGAACCAAATACATCACATTGCTGTTCCTAAAATATCTACCTGTGACATCCTGTATATTATCGCTATGTTCTGCTTCTCCAGGAAAGTTTACTGGGTCACCTAAAGCTTTCAGTGGAACTATCCTTATTTCAAGGTCCTTGTTGCACCCTGAAACATCTAATTGCATAAAGCTTTCGAAATGACCACTTAGTTCTTTATAGGCTGCTCGTAGTTGCTTAATCCGCTTTACAGGAATACGCTCTGTGGATTTTAGTCTTACCTTTGGCGCTATACGAACATCGATTTTCCATCGTACATTTGGATTCCTCTCCAAAAATCTATCCGCAGCATATGATACATTAGGTATCATTAGCGCCATAATAACAACTAACCATTTCATTTTAGTTCCTCGATAATTCGTTTAAGCCGTCTAATATCTCGCTTAAATTCTTTTCTACGCTCTGCATTAGCATATGCTGCTACGTATGCAGGATGGTACAACGGATACACGTTGACATCAAATTTACTGGAATATAGCGTCTTGCCATGGTCTTTAGTAATCTTGATATAGCCCAACAATGCTCCACCGGCAAATCTACCAAAAGTAACAATCAGCTTAGGCTTTACTATCTCCAACTGTCTTTTTAGATAGTCTTGGCATTTTATAACCTGGTAGTTAAGTGGGTCTGCATTTCCTTCAGGTCTACACAAAACCGTATTCGTTGTGTAGACCTCTTCTCTTGATAGGCCCAAATAATCCAGAACGCTCTCAAACTTCTTGCCAGCTGTTCCAGTAGATGTGAGTGGTTGCTTATACTTAGTCTCTTCTTTTCCCGGCGCCTCGGCTACGAACATCACTTTTGCCTCTAAACTTCCTTCACCCATAACATGTGGGTCGAAACCATCAGGCTTATCGCATCCGAGGTCGCATTTAGTACAAGACATAACCTCTTCTTTAATTTCTTCATACAGTTTTAGCGACATTACTCTACCTTGTCCAATCCGTACTTAGCAAATAGTGCCCTGTATTCCTTGACTCTCTTCACATACTTGCGAGTTTCTTTTGGATACTTATGTTCTTCTTGAACAACAATCTTGTTTCCGTCATCATCAAGAACAAACTCACCGTATTTATCTACAAGATACTGTACCTCTACACCATTCTCCACAACAAACTTACTTAGACTATAATCCAGCTCTCCAGCCTTTAGTGCTGCCACCTTATGTGGACCAAAGTTATATGCCCTTAGCGCGTCTTCATAATTGTTGTTTTGTCCAGTTAACATCTTTCTAATGTAATAGCATCCGAATCTAATATTAACCCTAACATCCCAGATATTATACCCTCTATACCCTAACTCTCCAGCGATTTCATCAGCCGTACTCATTTGAGGGTGGTCTAATATCTGCATTAGTCCTTTTGCCTGTGCACGAGAATGCGCCTCTGGATTAAATTCACTTTCCGCCTTCATTTGAGCTAAAACCATAGCCATACTGATATGCTGTTCATAGCTGTATTCTATAACTGCATTTGCAATTCTATTTAGTACCTGTATACTTAGCTTTGTATCAGTGTTTTCGGTTATAGCATCACGAATATTTTTCACCAGTGCCCTGCGCTTTAGTTCAGGATCAATAGTACTATCTAATGTGTCTATTCTGGCATCCAGCGTGGTGTTAAAATCACTAAGCTTCTTATCAAAAGACTCGGTTGCCTTCGCAAGAGTTTCAGCATACTCTTCATGGTATGTGGTGAGCTTCTTGTCCAACTCTTGCTGATGCCTATCTAGACTATGATTAAATGCCAAAATTGCTGTAGTTTGTGCTGTATTCCATATCATACACAGTACGATTAAGCAAGCAAGCACAAACGTTACAGTGTGTCTCTTAGCGTATTCCTTTATCTTTGCCCAAAAACTTTCCATACTAATTTAGCCTTTCGATTTGGTTTTCTTGGTATCTTGCTGTTTAGGCGCCTTCCTCGGCACCATCTTTCTCGATGGAAATACCTTGTCCGCTATTCCATATTTAATAGCCTGATTGGCAGACATATAATTGTCTCCCTGCATATCCTTAAGCACCTTAGCTTTTGTTTGTCCAGTGTGCTTGGCTAACAGCGTAATATAGATATCTTGCATACGCTTTATTTCGGCCACTGATGTTTCCATTTCGCTTACAGTACCCATGGACCCACCAGAAATTTCATGAATCATGATACGTGTGTTAGGACTCACAAATCTGTAGCCCTTATCTCCAGCAGACAGTAATAGAACTCCTGCAGACATTACTTTGCCTATACCAACTGTATTGATAGGACAAGAGGAAGTGCGCATACAGTCGTACATTAGTAACGCTGCGTCAACACTTCCTCCATATGTATCAATATAAATCGTAATAGGCTTAGTATGGTCTATATACTCTAACGCTGTCATTTGTTCCAGGAACGCTGCCCCTGTATCTTCTTTAATAGCACCCGAAAGCACTATACGCCGTAGTTGTTCATGGAAATTGTTAATCGCCATACTATCTCCTTATACTTGATGAACACCAATATCTTTAAGGGTAATCTCCCTATTCAGGCACTTGTTAGTAGTAACAAACTGTGTTATCGACTCTGCAAGTACCGCAACTGTAAAGTGAACTAAGTTCGCAGCCAAAGGATAGTCACAGACATCCTCTTGCTTCACCTCTACCTTTGGAATCTTGTAATTGGCATTCCATTTTATTTCTGCAAAACCATTATCGCTCATACCAGCATGTACACAGGGGAGCCTTAGTTCAAAGCACGCATCATTTACAAGTCTACGGCTTTCCCAGTTGTCAAATACATCTACAACTAAGTCGTGTCCCTTAAGCAGTTTCTGAGCATTATTTTCACGCAATTGCTTATCTACAGCGTTTACAACCTTCTTGGTTGCCTGGTGCATTAGAGATTGTATGGCCTTGGCTTTCTTTTGTCCAACATCACGCAAGGTGTAAACCTGTGTTGCGATATTCTTGTCTTCAACCCTGTCCATATCAATGACAGTTATCTTGTTGAAACCTTGACGCAACAACACGCTGATTAGATTTGAGCCAAGAGCACCAGCTCCACAGATACAGATATTGAAATTCTGAATCTTGTCGAAAGCGCCCTTGGACCTATAGTTTATTTCATGCTCGTTCATTTTTCTGGCTTTCTTGGCAGATTTTCTACCAATGGTTTAAGTAACTCAATCAGTTTGTTAAACCTATCGCGTAGGTCAGATTGAGTTTCCTCTATGTTGGTCAGGCGCTCCTGAATCCCTTCAAATATACCCGCCTCATCGTTTTCACTGAAGAACTCGCCTTCAGTCAAAAAGTCTACAGGATTGAAGAAAGACTCCTGAGGGTCAAGCCAAACATCATAATTCACATCATTATTTGTGCTTACACCAATCTCTTGGAAGTTTATCTTACCGGTGTCTGACTTTGTAAACAACCAACCGTTCACCTTCTCATCTGTTTCTATTATACATATAAGGCTCTTACCTAAGCACTTAACCCACTGAACCATAGTATTGATATCAATTTGACTCATCTGGTTCATTCCGCTTGGATGGGTGTGATAAAAGCCAGCAACATCCTTATACTTATCTTCCCTATCCCAGACAGACTTATAATCAAACTCAACTGCCCCAGGATTATGCTGGGTATCAGGGTTCATACTTATAACAGAAAGGTGGGGTGAGCCTTCCTTGTGAAACATCTCATAACTCACCAGTAACTTATACACTTCAAAAAACTTGCTCATGGCTCACCTCAATAGTAATCATCGTAATCGTCGTCGTCATAGTATTGCTGTGGTTCATTATTCTCAGGATGGATACTCCAGTAATCCCTCTCACTCATGCCACCTTGTCCAATGTGAACAACATGCCCACGATTACGAGCTTGCCTACATACACCTACTAAAGACTGAAGGTCAAACACCTTGTCTCCGCCAGATAGGCAAATTCCTGCGACTACTACGTTTAAATTTTCTTTATCTAGCACTGATGTATAAGTGCTGTTAGTCTTGGAATCTCTCCACTTAACAGATACGTTATCTCCACGCTCTGTGAAACCGTCTAGCTTTGCGCCATACTTATCCAGCTCATTATGCAACCTCTTTTCGATATCGGTCATATGAGCTTCTTTATGAAACTGTACAGCATATTCAAAAGCTTTACGCTCTTCAGGGGTTAGACCAGAGCTTACTTCATCTGTAATAGAGTAGTTCTGCTTATCTAACCTGTCACGCAACTTCTCAATCTTCTCTACGTCGCTTCCGAACTTAATGCTATCGAACCAGAAATTACCGCCATCAAACCTTGCTTCAACACTGTCCATTATTTCAACATTGTCTGCACAAAGCACAGAGGTAAGTCTTGGCTCAACACCAAAACGATGCTTAAAACTGTTAGTGTGTGATGGATATGCAAGCCATCTGCCTACGTTATACACCAGCACCAACTCCACCTTAGGAAGTAGACCTAGATATTCGTCCTTCTCATATGGTTCAGCATCCCGCACAAACTTTGCAGTGTTTGCATCTGTTGCACGAAATACACCAAACCCGTCCTTCTTAAATTTCTGAGTCTTGAGTCTGTATATAACTCCATTAAGGCGTACAATAATGTTTGCGCCGCCCTTTATATAAGGAGAGAATATGTCCTGCTTCAAGAATTCCTTTTCTTGCGCAGACAACTTGTTTAATAGGTCGTTTATCATATCTTTTTTATGTACTCCTTAATTACGTCTTCGCCTGCAGCGAAAGCATATTGCCCAAACTTAAAACTCAATATTCGAATGTTAAAAAGATTCAGGTCAGGAAAACTCTCGACCTGTATATCTGTTATAGTGCCTTTTGTACCTGCTGGCAACACTATGCTCCCATTCTCGTACTTTTTCACGAGCACAACCATTGAACCCACGTTCAGTATGTTGGAAGAATTAAGTGTTCGCATAGTGTTTAAATAAAGAGAGGGCTACTAGAGCCCTCTCTTCTGGAAACCAACCAATGGAAATCGTTTGATATCCTTATTGTACCAGTCTTACAGCCTTTGCATCAAACTGCTCTCTAGTTGGTAGAGGGATGTTCATAATCTCCTCAAGCAAGTCTAGACGGCCAGGCTTGTTCAAGAGAGGAATTAGGTTTGGAATTGAGTAGTAGTCGGAACCCTGTGGAACCTTGATGGACTCATACTCAATCTGCTTTTGGTCACACTGACGCTCTAGCTGGTTGCTGGCGTAACGTCCACAGTTGATAAACACAACTCGTGGATAGGTACCAAACTTGTTCTTAAACCTATCCATTTCCTGAATGAAGTATGGTGCGCGGTTTTCACCTTGGTCAGTAATCATTATGATTTGCTCAACGAACTGATCGTTGTTAATCATCTGATGTAGACCTGCACCACATGAAGTAGCGCTGCCTGCACGAATCATGCGCATAGCCTTTTCCCAGTCCTGTAGCTTGTCGCTACGAACATTTATTGGAACCGCTACAACATCGAAAGCCCAGCAGTAGAAATCGCTCTCTACAATGGTTGAAATCATAGAACCGATGCCCTTACCCAACTCGATTGCGTCAGTCATTGAAGACGACTTGTCAATCAACAACGCAGTGCTACGAGTAATCCTGCCCCTGCTCTTCAACTGAGAGTCAGAAACATCGGTAAGAACATCCGCTATATCGGCATCAACGCCCGCAGTCTGTGCAGCCTTTTGAGCCTTTAGAGCGTCAACCTTTGTGGACTTCTTCAACTTCTTTAGCCTGGTTTCAATCAGTGCCTTAAGGTCCTTATTGTTCATGACACCACGCTTCTGCAATGAGCCCAAGTTAACCAAGATTTCCTGGTCGGTCATCTGGTTAATCAATGCTGCCAAAACAGATGGGGTCATGTTAGACACAGCGCCAACCGCAGTAGTATAAGGGATGTTGTATTCAACAATCAACTTAGCCTGCTCAGTTGGGTCTTCGGTTGCTGACAAGAGCCTAATTTGATTCAACTTGGAATCAGCTGGAGGATTGTCATCAAACAAGATTGCCTGTGCCCTATCATTTGGCGCAATCTTAAATGAAGCATACAAGCCAGTGAGAGGCTTTCTATTTCGCGATGCCGCTACTCCATCTAAACGAGCTGGATGATTCTCGAAACCCCTTAGATAAGTCCTGACTGCAGACTTCATTATACGAGGTGGGTTACGCTTAAAAACACGCTTAACGTGGTTCTTAATACGCTCTACCTGGTAAGGCGGAAAGCTCTGCAACAGGACATATCCAGCTTCACGATGCTCTGGAAACTCACTCAATAGCAACTGTGCCACAAACATTTCTTTGTGGTCACGGACATCGGTGTTTGCCTGTGCCCAGACAGCCAAATGCCCATAAAACAAAGGATCTTGCTCTACCATGCCCTTGTGGGTGTCAGCAACACGCTTAACATCACGGTGAGTAGACTCCAAAAGTGAGTTCAATATCTTTAGCCTTATGTCCTGTTCGGTGTTCATAATATTCTCCTTAACCTATATCAACAGATATATTTTCTCCTGGCCTCTTTTTCCTATAGCCAGTTACTGTAATTGTATTGCTTATATGTGACTTAGGGTCACCTATAAAAACGTACTTTCTATTAGAGAATCTTGCTCCATGAAAAGCTACCCTCATACTTCTCTTTAGATAACTTACTATTTCGTCTTCATGTAACCCTGTGTCCACATTAAAAATGTCCACAATACGATTCTTTAAATCGATTTTTTTATCCATCATTATCCGCTCCTTACAGCATTTACTACTTCAATAATTCGAGCGGAAGCATAATCAATCTCTTCTTCGGTATTTCCTTTACCTATTCCTATTCTTATGGCGCAATCAGCATTGTCTACGCCTAATGCCCTTATAACATGAGAGGGTTCAGGATTTTGAGATATACAGGCTGAGCCACTGGAGACAATAACGTCGTCCATGCCCAAAACGAGAGCCTCCGCCTGAACCCCTTTTATAGTCAAGTTTAGGTTGTTTGGCAACCTATTTTCCATCGTTCCGTTGATTTTTATATCATCAAGATTGTCTGTCAAGCTTTTAAGAAGTCTATCTCTAAGGCGTCCAATTTGCTCTCGTTCAGCAGGGGACTCTTCTATAAGTAACCTGCAAGCCTCACCAAAACCCACAATGGCTGGCACATTAGAAGTTCCTGATGTAACTTCCTCTTGAAAGCCCCCGCATATAATAGGCTTTACTCTTGACTTATCTTTAATGTATAAAGCCCCTATACCTTTGGGCCCATATATCTTGTGAGCTGACATAGACAAAGCATCTATATTCATCCTCTGAACATCTATGTCCACCTTGCCTATCGCTTGAGTGGCATCAGTGTGGAAGAATACATTATTTCTCTTGCATATCTCGCCTATCTTTTCTATATTGTATATCGTTCCTATCTCGTTGTTGGCCGCCATCACTGATACAATGCCAATAGTGTCGTCAGAGGCCAAAATGTCATTTAGAGCTGTGAGACTTAGTAATCCTTGCCCGTCTACTTGAAGTAATATAACTCCATGTGCGCCATCTTGATTAATTCTATCTACAGTTTTAAGAACTGAACTATGCTCTACGTTAGTGGTAATTATTTTTCTGGGACTTGTACACTTGGCCATAAGTCCTTGAAGCACTATGTTGTTTGCTTCTGTAGCACCACTGGTAAAACAAATTGCGTCTGTCGGTGCGTTTATGACTGCTGCTACTTGCTCTCTGGCTTGCTCAACAGCCTCTCTTGCATCATTGCCAACCTCATGAACAGCAGAGGGGTTGCCGAAGCGTTCCGTCCAAAATGGCTTCATTGCCTCGACAACCCTCTCATCGCAAGGAGTTGTTGAATGATGGTCTAGATAGACTCTCAT